GTGTTTATAAAAATACGTAAAGCATGGGTAGACCCAGATTTTGATTACGGCAGGTGTTTTAATTACAAAGAAACTAAGTGGACGAGCTTATTGAATAATTATATTGATTTTAATAAGTTAGACCTCTTACGTAGCAAATTAAGAATCCTGAAAAACAAATATAATCAGAATTACAATGTTACGTATATGTTTAACAATCATCATGATAATGGTAAACAATGTTTAATTGCTGCAACTTTTTCGAAGAGATTTCAAGAGGACATCCCAGTTATTACAATGGTAATCAGAGCATCAGAGATTACAAAGAGGTTAATATTCGACTTCCTATTAATTCAACGGATGGCCGAATATGTGTATGGGCCGGACCAGTCAGTACAAATCAACCTATTTGCGACTCAAATGTATGGGAATGTAGAAACACTCTTAATGTACTCGGCTTATAAACCCCTAAAGAAAGTAATCAAGGGTATAGATAATCCTTGGACTAAAAGGGTTAAGGAGGTTTATAAGAAAATCCAAAATGGTACAGAAAAGGAATGGTCTTCCTTTAAGGTATTCTTCCGAAGTTTTAAAGTACTTCGTTCGGACTTATACGAATACCAAGCTTTGTTAGCAAAGGACTTGCTATTAGAATATGAAGATATAGAATATCCAGAAAATGTGATATCCTATTCTCAACGTAAAGCATATAAGAAGAAACTTTTAAAGAAACAAAAGAATGAGAATCTACAGTAATTCTTTTGAGTTAATGTCAGAACTTGGCAGAGAACTCAACAGTTATGGTCAAACTGTAAAACCAAAGACCTATCAGAATCAAGTCATTGAAGGTAAAGAGGGATTCGAAACTAAGGAACTCATTTGCCAACAGTATTGCTTAACTTCACTCGGAGACCCGGTATGGTTATTTGTATTCTCTCATTCAAAAGAATGGGCAGATGCCGAGTTTGATGAAAGAATTGGTTGGTACGAATTAAATCCTGGTAAAGCTTGGGAATTGAGGAAAGATTTATGGGAACAGTTCCTGGTAAATGGTAGATTTGATTATACCTATCCAGAACGTATTTGGAATCAATTATATCTGTATGGTAGTACATCATTTAATTGTGATTCTGCAATGCAATCTGTTATCGAACTACTTAAAAGGGATAATGATACTCGTAAGGCAGTACTCCCTATATTCCATGGTACGGATTTAAGATTTCTTGATGGAAGTAAACGTATTCCATGTTCTATGTATTATGATTTCCTTATCCGTCAGAATGGTAAAGGAGAGAAGGTATTACATATTTGCTATCATCAAAGGAGTTCAGATTTTGTTACTCATTTTGGTAATGATGTATACCTTGCATGGAAACTTATGGAATATGTAGCTAAAGAGGTTGGAGTTAAACCCGGTTACTTATATCATACAATTGATTCTCTTCATTCTTACAAGAAAGATTGGAAATACCTAAATACCAATCTTGAAGATTTACAGGACTCATTCTAATATTAGAGGGATGTATCTACTACAGGTGGGTATGTCCCTCTTTCTATTTATAATATATGGAAACGAGATATAAGATAATTAAGAATAAAAGAGAACTCAAGAAACTTATTGCTTGTTGCAAAGCAACTGGTTATGCTTGCTGTGACTACGAAACTAATGCTGAACCAATCTATAACAAAAGTTTCAAGCCAACTATTCTCTCGGTATCTTGGATGCCAGGATTTGGTGCTTCTATTCCATTAGACCATTTCCAAACCCAAGAATATACTTCACCGGGGTGGAATTGGAAGAAGATGTTAAGGAAATTTGGGGAAGAGGTTATTGAGAATTATGACATTGTAAAGGTTGCATGGAACTGGAAATTCGATGACCAGATTAATCAAAAGTATCACATCTATTATAGGGGTACTTGCCTTGATGGGATGCTTGCAAAATATGTTCTCAATGAGGAAAAACCTCACGGTCTAAAGGATATGGTTAGAAGATATTTACCTGAATATGGTGATTATGAAAAGCAAGATAAATTCGATAAGATACCATGGGATAAGAAGGAATTAGACCCATTATGTAAATATGGTTGTCAAGATACAGACTTTACATTACGATTAATGATATTCTTTGAGAAGAAGTTAATGGACTTAAAGATGTATTCGGTATTTCGTAATTTATTCATGTGTAATTCTCGGGTATTAACTTCTGTAGAGAAAGAGGGATTATATCTTGATAGAGATTTCAATCAGAAATTGCTTGAGGAATATAAACCAAAAATTGATGCTGCTAGACAAGCAATCTACGATTTACCAAGGGTAAAGAAGTTTACCAAAAAATATAACCAAGGTAAAATTGAAAGATATATCGAATCTATTTACCAAGAACTTGAAGAGTTAGATTATAATGACCCAAAAGACAAACGTAAGATTGATTCAAGACAACAGAAAATATCTAATATTCGTGTAGGGATATTTACTACCAAGAAAGAACAGGAACTTATAAGACCTCTTAATCTTGGTAGTCCAGTTGATTTACCCCAACTCATGTATTCAGATTCTGGTTTTAAATTCCCAGTAATTAAAAATAATGAATCGGGTAAGCCAAGTACCGATGAAGATACTTTGGTTGAATTAAGGTTAACAATAAAAGACCCAGAATCTCCAAAAGCAATATTCCTTGATAAGCTACTTGAATTAAGAGGTTTGCAGAAAATGTATACTACTTATATTGATGGTTGGCATGAAAAAGTCCAAGATGATTCTCGATTACATGGTAGGTATAATATACATGGTACTGATTCTAATAGATTTAGTTCGGCTGACCCAAATATGCAGCAAATACCAAAGACATCAGTAGACCCAAATATCAAGAAACAATTAGTTGCTCCTCCAGGTTATTTATATATGGCATTCGACTATTCTCAGGCAGAGTTAAGAATGATGGCTCATTTATCTGGAGATGAAACCTATCTGGAAGCATTTGCTAAAGGAGTAGACCCTCATCTTGGTATAGCAGCAGCAAAATACGGTGTATCAATCGAAGAAGCAAGTAAAGCTTATGAAGATGAAACACATCCCGATTATAAGTTATGGAAGGTAAGGAGAAAGCAAGCTAAACAGATTGCATTTGGACTTATTTATGGAATTGGTAATAAATTGCTAGCAGTTAAATTATCTGACCCAAAAGCAGGTATTATAGTTACACCAGAAGAAGCAGCAAAGGAAATGGAAGTATTCTTTGGTCAACATCCTAAGATTAGGAAGTTTAAAGAGAAACAAGAGAAATTCCTTCGTAAGCATGGGTATTACACACAGTTATTTGGTACTAAACGAAGACTCCCACAAATATATTCAAATGACAAGCAAGAAGTTGCTTATGCAATTCGTTTAGGTCTTAACTTCCCCTGTCAAGGTGCTGCAGCAAATATGACAAATTTTGGAGCTATCCTTGTTTATTGGTTAATGAGACAAGGTAAATTACCCATGATGAAAGAAGCTTGTACAGTACATGATGCTGTATATATGTATTCTAAACCTCAAGATATTAACACCTGGACTGTATATACAATCTGGAATATCCTACGTAACCCAAGTACGAAAAGGTATTTCGGATTTCAAGTTGATGACGTAACTCTATCAATGGATTTTACAATAGGCCGGTCTATGGCAGAAGAATTACCATTTATGCCCGGATATGATTATACTAGAATGTTAAAACCAGACTTTTCGGTAGAAGAGTACATGGAGGAATACCATAAGTTTAAGACTCGTAAAATTGGTAATTTTAGTGCAGCTTCACCAGAAGTATTTATGGAACTATATAAAAAGGAAATCCATAAATATCAACGAGAATATGAAAAATCGAGAAAAGGGTAATATACCCGGGTTTAGTAATTATTACATATCCCGTACTGGAAAATTATACTCGAAATTTACTGGTAGTTGGAAATTAGTAAAACCTGCTATGAAAGATAATGGTTATTTATCTAACTCTTTAGTAGGAGATGGTGGTAAACGGAAGAACTTTTATAGACACAGGTTAGTTGCTTCTATTTACATCCCTAACCCAAACAATTATCCTCAAGTATGTCATAAAAATAACAATCCAGAGGATAATCGGGTAGGTAATTTATATTGGGGTACAGCTAAGATGAATATGGGTCAGTGTATAGAAGATAAAAGATTCTATTTTGTTGGTAAAGAACGAGAACGTAAGGTAAATGTAGAATTATTAATTTCTAGGTATATAGAGGGTATACCAAGAAAAGATATACTAGAAGAATTCGGTATATCAACTGGAGTATTATATAAAATATTACGGTATAATAACATAAAACTAAGGAAATGAAAAAGATTTTGAATGGACCCACGATATGGCGAGCTAAATGCCCTTATTGTGATTGTGAATTCGAATATGATTATTCAGAAGTGGATTCACATACTTTTGCAGATTGTAAATTGGTTAAATGTCCTGGTTGCAATCGGTATCTTCATCATAAAGAAAATCCAAAATCACATACAGAAGTGAAGAAAGAGGATACTATGACAACATAAATAATAAAATATTATAAACTATGGCAACTGAAGAACAAATAATGAATACAAATAGGCTATCATCTTTAACCTATATGATATCTGCCTGCTTAGAGTTCTCTATTCAAAATCTCAATCGTCAATTAGACCTATGTAATTTGAGATTAGTCGGTAGAGATAAAATGGTATTCAACCGAGTTAGGTCTCAGATAGAGCAACTTCAATCAAATCTCAAACTATTAGAGGATTTGGCATTTGGTGTAATGAAGGACGAAGATGCAAGGTTAGCTTATGAAGATGCTACTCATATTTATTGGGCTCTGTTTATGACTTTAGTAGATAGAGGAGGAACAGATAATTTATGTGATTTAAGATTCAAAGCTTTAATCGATATAATTGGTAAGTATGAATCTATTCTTCACTTGCCTGGTTTAGATACTGCATACCATTGTGCATTTGCTCAGGTATCTAAAGCAATTCAAGAAGGTAAATATTCAAAAGAAGATTTTAAGAATTTATTGAAAGTACATGAAAACGGAACTGAAGAAACTAAGGGTTAAATTCGAAGGTAATATCATAACCATAGATATTGCTAAGGAATTATCCATTAATGAAAATATCATTAATTCTCAGTTAAGGGAATCCCCAACTAGTTATTATATACTTTGCTCATTAAGAGATAAGTATATTAAAGAAAGGGATGCTCTAGCAAGAGAAAAGGATGAAGCTTATTCTGCTGCTTGGATATTTATTAAAGAATCTAATGAAAGGTTCAATAATGATTACGTTGCTCATAAGGCTAATATATCTCCCAAGTATAAGTCAATATATCAACGGTATTTAAAAGCAGTAGAAAAGGCTAACAAGTATATTTCAATATGTAGAGCTTATGAGTCTAGAGAGAATATCTTGAGGACTATTAATGCCAACATGAGGAAGCAACAATAATAACTATAAGTAATTACTAACTTTTAAAAACGAATTAAGAATATGAATTATTCACTATCTTTCATTTCTGCTATGGTAGCAGCTCAGTTTGATAATCAATTACCAGGATGTCCAACTGAAAACCGAGTTCTTATCTTATCACCAAAAGAAGTAAACCAAACTAGGGGTGGGCTTATTATCCCGGAACAGGTAAAAGAGGGAGTTCCTCGTAAGGGAGTTATAGTTAAACTCGGTGAGATTACCGAAGAGTATAGAACTTACCGGGATTTGGTGCAAATAGGTAGAATAGTTACCTATGGTTTGTATGCCGGTAAGGAACTGGAATTTGAAACAGACAAGCTTACCCCAGGCTTACAACAACTTTTGGAAAAGAACACTTTAACGGTGTTGAGTATGAATGAGATAATTTACTCAGAACCAAATAATAACGATTAATATGGCACTTGACAAAAAGAAAAAGAAGAAAGTTTCATCAGATGGACTTTCTACAAAAGAAAAGATGCTGGCTAGAAAGAAACAGCTAGAATCTAAGGGAAACGGCAATGGTTTGGTATTCCCTAAAGAAGGTACTTTACGAATGAGAATCAAATCTCCGGGAGATGACCAGGAATTGGGTATAGAAATTGTTCAGTTCTATCTTGGAGGTAATCTGGGAGGAGTAATATCTCCGGCTACTTTTGATGAACCATGCCCCTTCATGGAAAAATATCAAGAATTGAAAAACTCAAAGGATGAGGATGACAAGGAACTTGCAAAAACTCTCGTACCAAGAAGAAGATACGTTATTGGTGGTCCGGTCTATGCAGACGAAAAGGGAACTAAATTTGATTACGAGGGTAAAGATAAGGGAGTTCTAGTTCCACGCTCTGTTTATCAAGATATTATCGACTTATACCTCGATGAGGATGAAGCTGGTGATATGACAGACCCAAGAAATGGATACGATATCAAAATTATTCGTTCGGGTTCTGGTAAGCTTGATACTACATATTCTGCTCGGGCTTGTAAACCAACCAAATTGGACAAGAAGTACCAAGGTAATGTAGACCTGGAAGGTATAGTTCGTTCTCAAATCAAATCATATGATGAACTGGAAGAACTTCTTGCTAAGTTCTTGAATGAAGACCATGGAGGAGACGATGACGAGGATGACAAACCAAAGAAAAAGGCAAAAAAGAAAGGGATTCACAGAGACCATTATATGGAGGATGATGAACCCAAAAAGAAAAAGAAGAAACGTTACAAATCAGATATTTAAAGGTTAGTTAAACATATGGTTTCATTCGAAGGTGGTAATTAGATTCGTTCAGTTATCACCTTCTTTAGTCTAAATACATTACATTATGGTATCAAAAGAATATTGGGCAAACTTATCAGATGAAGATAAGTCAAAGATTATAAGAAGATTTTGTGAAATTAATGATATTGGGCCAGACTTTGATTATGCAAAGGTGAGGGATTTTTCTGAAAGGGTTAAACAGAAATATAAAGAATCTGGAATATACAGAAATAATCAATTTTGGGAACATCCCGTTTTAATATTGGAATTGGTAGACCCTCTTATGGCAGAAATGATATTATCATGGATGTATGCCAAAGTAGAATTACCCAATGGAGAGAGGTCTGAAGTACCCTTCATGGGATATCACATAGTAGAACTTGTATTCGACAAGGGTAGTCTCATGAAGTTTACCGATGAAGAGAAAAACGTATTGAATCAGGCAATGAATATTTTAAAATCAAGAGGAATTTAATATGGCAAAGAAAACTAAGGTTGGTTTAAAGGTACCAACAAAAAATGAGATATTAAAGAAATATGGTAGTATCATGAGATTGGCTTCAGATACAGTAGAATCAAACTTATGGTTACCCTCTACTTTCTTTGCTCTCAACTATACATTTGGTGGTGGTATACCATTTGGTAAAGTACTTGAAGTAGCTGGAGAAGAATCCTCTGGTAAATCCCTTATTGCATATAACTTTGCATATACTTGTCAACAACTTGGTGGGCATGTTATATGGGTAGATGCCGAACAGTCTTGGATGAACTCTTGGGCAGAAGCTAATGGAGTAGACCCAGAAAAAGTTACGGTATTAACAGATACTCGAATCGAGTATATTTCTGACGCAGTAGCAGATTTAGCAATTTACTTACGTTCTCAATTAACTAATAATGAACCGATTCTCTTAGTGATAGATTCTATTGCTGCTATGGATTGTGCAGATAACATAGATTCTAAAATGGTAGAGGGTAAGGCTGAAATGGGAGGTAGAGCAAAAGCTCTTTACAAATACTTCCGTATCAGAAGTGAATTATTCTATAGATTAGGAGTTACACAGATTTACATTAACCAATTAAGAACTGCTTTAAATGTCGGATTTGGAAAAGATAACACAACTACTACAGGAGGTGCAGCACTTAAGTTCTACGCTTCAATCAGAGCTGCCTTTTACTCAGGCAAGTCTATCACTGTTAAACAGAAAGGTAAAGAACGGAAAGCTGGTAAATTGGTCACAATCCGACTTATTAAAAATAAAGTTGCTCCTCCAAGACCTACAATCAGTAAGTGCCCGGTTTACTTCAATCCTAAGTTCCATGAAGTAGGTTTTGATAGATGCTATGCTCTTGAGGATGTATTGGTAGAAAATGATATCATAGAAAAATCTTCAGGTGGAGTATATAAGTTCAAAGGAAAAACTCTTGCAAGAGGTGAAGAGAAATTCCAAAAGCTTTTGGAAGAGGATGATGAACTTCGTCGTAAACTATTAAAGAAGGCTGAGATAAATACTATCGGTACAACTAGAAAGAAGATAGTAGCATTGACTACTAATTTATATCCAGTAGATGGAGTAGAATATGAATCATTTAACGAATCAGATGACGAGGAGGAAGATGATGAGTAAGAAAACAGTATTATTGATTGATGGAGAGAACATTCTCCATCAATCTTTTCACAAGTTCGAGAAACTTAAATCCACAGACGGTAAACCAAGTGGAGCAATATTTGGATTTTTCAAATCACTTCACATGTATCTTACCAGGTTTGAACCCAACGAAGTAGTTATAACCTTTGATAACGGTCATTCACCAGTAAGGGATAAGTTATTGCCTAACTATAAGGGACACAGAAAAAATATATCGGTTGATTATGAATCCTTGCAAATACAAAAGGCAATTATAATGAAGATATTAGGTATGCTAAGAATTTCTTATATATTTGATAAAAGGAATAAAACTCAATATGAGGGAGATGATTTCTTAGCATACCTAATTATTAATACTTATCGTTCGGATAATGTAATCTTGGTATCATCAGATAAGGATTTTAATCAACTTCTAAACAAGAACGTTAGGATATTAAATCCAAGAAAGGATGAAGTTATTCGAATGGGTAATTGTAAAGAGTTATTTGGTTATCATTCACATGAGACCGTTGAATACCTTGCAATGGTAGGTGATACTTCCGATGATATCCCTGGTTTTAAAGGTATAGGTCCAGTAACTGCAAGAAAGATATTAGATGAGTATAAATCAATCTACAAATACTTGGAAGCTAAACCTAATAAAGAGTACCAAGAAGCTTGGGAAAGGAATCGTAAGTTGATTGATTTATTCTGGTTTGTAGGTAATGTCCCTTTAGATAAGATACCTCTCAAGAGAAAGAAGACTTTCAACTATGATAAATTTAGGAAACTGTGCATAGAGTATTCTCTTGCTTCGTTCCTAACTAAAGAATTTATTAAACCATTTAAAGAGTTATCCGAATGAAAATAATGTTTGCAGGTGCAAGTGGAGTTGGGAAAACCACTTTAGCAAAAGAAGTTCCCGGGATGATTAAGTTTGATGTAACAGAATACCCTCCAGTATTGGATTTTATATCTGGTAGTGTATCAGACTTAATACCTAAAACAAAGGATATGTCTCATAAAGAGATGTTAGAAAGGGATTCAAAGGATTTGTTACTCGAAGATTTTCAGGTAATGAACCTAAGAAACAAAATGTTCAGAGATAGGGATAGATTTGTTACAGATAGAAGCTATCTTGATTTAGCTGCCTATTTCTATTACAAGCAAGCCAAGAATGTTCCTAAATGTGAAATGGAACACTTTTTCGAAACTTGCAAGATGTTACTCAATCAGCAATGTACTCACCTCATTCTATTAGACTTTACTACTGCAATGGTAAAGGAATGGGTTATGGAAGATAATGGCAAACGAATAGAGAATAATTACTTCCAGTTCTTAATATCTTCTATAATGGATAACGTATTGAACTTGTGGGGATTCTTACCAACTAAGGAAATATCTTCTATCTATAAGAATATATTTAAGAATCAACTTTTGGAATATGGTGCAACAGAAGGAGTAATCAAATCCCTGTATGGTGAAACTAAAGTTCTCTGTATAAGAGAAGCTAATTTGGATATTCGTAAGAAACTTATTATTGATTTTCTTCATGAGTAAGGAAGTAGTATTTATAGCATTCTCGGATTTGCACATAAATCTATGGGCAAAATTCAATGAGAACAACAATAGGACCTTGAATAGTATCAAGGTCCTTGACGTTATTGCAGGTCAATGTGAAAAGTACAAATGTCCTGCTTTGTTTTGTGGAGATTTATTTCATAAGCCAGAATCAATTGACCAAGATTTAGCAATATTCGTTGCTGAACAGTTTGATAGGTTAGAGAGTAACTATCCAAAATTCAAAATGATTTATATAGACGGGAATCACGATTTGAAATCTGTAAATCGTATTGATAGGATAACTAAGGGATGGCCTTTTGTATTTCATAAGAATTTTATGAGCTGTGTTAATCTAACTAGAATCAAATGGTGTTCTTATGGAGATTACCACATTTATGGGGTTCCATACATTGATAATAATGTAGGTTTAAGTGAATATCTTAAGAAACTAAAATTAGATAAGAATGTAAGGAACATACTTCTTCTTCATACTGACTATCCCGGAGCAAAGGATACCGATGGTAGGGAAGTTGATTCTGTAGAAAATCTCAATGTAAATATCTTGAATCGATTTGACTTGGTATTATGTGGTCATATACATAAACCTCAAAGACTATCAAAGAAGGTTTATATGATAGGAGCACCTAATCATCAAAGGAGAACAGATAGAGATTGTAAATTGGGTTATTGGAAGATTTATTCAGACTTATCAATGCAATTTGTACACCTTAAGCAATTTCCTAAATTCGTAGATGTAGAATCTGATGAAGATATTAGGGATGATGGCAATTATTATACCGTTTTACCTAAGAAAACTAGTAACTTAGTAAATACTAACCATAAAATTACTAAGCAACTTTCTAAGAAAGCTCTAGCAAGGAAGTATCTTAAGGAAAAAGGTATAACTGAACAAGATAAGAAAGAACTACTGATTGACATACTTAAAAAAGCTGAATCATGTTAACATTTACAACAATGAACGTAGTAGGATTCTGTTCAATAGAGAACCTACACATACCTTTAAATCCAAATTGTACCATACTTATCAAGGCATCTAATGGTAAAGGTAAATCAACTATCTTATCGGCATTGGTATGGGCAATATATGGTAAAAATCTAAAGGGAGTATCAGAAGTAACTACCTGGGAAAAGGTAAGACCAAAAGATTACCAGGGAGTAATGGTAGAGGTATTCTTTCAAAAAGGAGAACATATTTATAAAATTATCCGATGTCAGAAATGTAACATAGTTCTTGAGGATGGAGCTAAGGGTAAAGATAGACTTATCCTTATGAAAGATAATGAGGTAGTGAATGTAAAGGGTAAGAATAAACTCCAAGATGCCATTAATGCAGAACTTGGTTTATCCTATACTCTATTCATGAACTCCATTATGTTTGGGCAGGGTATTAAAAGATTGATACAAGAATCTAATTCAGATAAGAAGAAGATATTCGAAGAAGTATTTGATTTAGAATTTCTTAACATTGCCAAAGGTATAGCTATGCAGGATAAAAATAACCTATTAGCTCAGGCAAACGAAGTAGAACACCAATCTGCTTTATTAAAGAAAGAACTTGAAGCAAATAAGGAAGCTTACTTTGATTTACGTGATAGAGAGAAAGGTTTCAAAGAAAAAATAAAGTCAGAACGTAGAGAATTAAAGAAAGATAGGGAAGACCTAACTAAGCAACTTATTAAAAAACAGCAACAACTTAAGGACGAGGTAGAGCAGAGTCTTAGGATTAAGATTAAGAAACATACTGATTATGTAGATGGTCTTAAATCTAAAATAAAACACAACCGTAATATTTCAGGAGTATCATTACCGGATTTTGTAAAGAAACTCAAGATACAGTTAGATAAAGGCCACTACAAACGTGCTAAAGAGAGCGTAGATATTATCTATAAAGCAATCATAAATTCGGATAAACTACAAGAAGAATATGAGGATGCTCTGGGTAGATTGGATGAGTTGAGAACTACGAATGAGAAGTATAAGAGACTTCAAAAAGAATGCGATGATATTGCTTCTGATATTGCTGATATTGACGAGGAGTTGGAAAAGCTCAAACAAGAGAAACTTAAGGTTATGTCTCCTAAATATAAAGAGAAACTTAAGGAGATTAGAAAAACTCTTCGTAGGGTAGATGAAGATTACCATAACAAGGAGTTGGAGTTAGAGAACTACAATTGGTTAATCAATGATCCTCTTGGTAACAACGGAATCAAGGCTTACTTATTCGATTCATCTTTGGATATGTTAAATAGAACCCTTGATAAATATTCTCAAGTATTGGGATTTAGGATTGAATTTAATATAGACCTTGGCACCGCTAGAAAAGAATTTTTTACTTTAATAGAAAGAGATGGGCAAATTATTGATTATGATGAACTTAGCGGTGGAGAAAAGCAATTGGTAAATGTAGCAATGGCCTTTGCAATGAACGAATCTCTTACAATGTCTAAAGGTATAAACCTTGCCTTCTTGGATGAGGTATTTGAATCATTAAGCTCGGATAATGTAGAAGTAGTTACATCTTTAATCAGACACACTTTTTCAGAAAAGACACTTTTCTTAATTACCCATCTTGATTCACTTCCTCTTAGCAACACTAAAATCCTGCAAGTTGAAAAAGTTAATGGCCTAAGTAGTTACAAGTTACTATAAGGATATATAACTTTAACAAGACAGGAAGATGAAAACTTTTAGTAATTTATACTCTGCTATAAAACATGGTAGAAACATAATACTTAGGCCTAAATGGAAACCCAATGTACCAGGTCATAAGTATTATGTTTCTAAAAATGGTAGAGTTTACAGATATCTTGGGGATTTTAAATGGGTAAGGATTTCCGTATATTCGGATGGTAAACCCGATAGTTATCTAAAGTGTAAGATAGATTTAAAATCTTGGTTATTACATCGTTTAGTAGCTACTATTTACCTTCCTAACCCGGATGGTCTACCAGTAGTAATGCACCTCAATAATAACAAAAGGGATTGCAGAGTTAAAAATCTTAAATGGGGCACCGAGTTAGATAATACCTTACAGGCTTGGTTTGATGGTTGTTTACCAACTCCAAATAAGATTATTTATTATAACGATGTACATAACCTTTATAACCAAGGTTTGAGTGTAAGGGAGATAGCTAACATATTACCGATTCATATCTCTTCAGTTCGTAGAATCTTGAAAGGTAAGGGTCTTATTAAGTATAAAGATAAATTTTGTTATGTCAATAAACAGCAAAAATAAGGGTTCAAGATTTGAAAGAAAAATAGGAGCCTGGTTTACTCAGTGGACCGGGTTCAAATTTGAAAGGAATCGGGCAGGTTCAGGAGCTTGGCATTCTAATAAGGATGCCACTTCTGATTTAACCTGTACAGATGAAAAACATGCTCATCGATGTAAGATATCAATTGAATGTAAAAACTACAAAGATATCAAATTCGAACATGTACTTCTTGGTAATAAAACTTGTGATATCCTAAGATTCTGGGAACAAGCAAGTAAGGATGCTAAAAGGGCAAATAAACTCCCTATATTATGTATGAGATATAACTCTATGCCTGCAAATGAATTTTTCTTTGTAGTAGAGGGAGGACCCGGTACTCTTGGAGATTTTATATGGGTACAATCTAAAAAACCCAGTATGTCAATTAGTACTTCAGTGAATTTATATGTATTTCTTGCAAGTGATATTCTAGAGAATGTTAATTATAAGCAAGTACATAAGCAAGCTAAGTTAATCATTAAAAAGAAGTAATATGAAACGTATCCCTTATTCTTATTGTATCTTCTACATAGAACGAAAGTATTATCAGAACATTAATAAAGAACTTAAAGAAAAGGGATATAAAAAAGTACGTGCCATTATCCCTACAATAAACGTTTTAAAGAAAACCGCAAAGGGTAAGATGATATTCGAAGAAGTACCAATCTTATTCAATTATGGTTTTATCAAGATGCCTACAGAGTTAGCGTACTCTAGACCTTTTCTAAACAAATTGAAGAGAAGTATATCAGGTATAAGAACTTGGTTAAAGTCTACAGAGACTCTTCATGAAAGGAAGAAGAAAGCTAGAATAGATAACTCTGAAGACTTTGATGATTTCTCATTGGTAGCTACATGCACCAGAAAGGATGTTAAAAGGTTTAAGAGAATGGCAAAAGAAGGAAAGAAATATTCTGTAGACGATTTGATGAATGTTAAGATAGGCGATTACTTAGTACTCAAAGGCTATCCATACGAAGGAATAGATGCTACGGTATTAGGTATAGACCACATAAATAAAATGGTACAACTTCTTTTATATCCTGAAATGGGTAAAATGGAAATATGGTTACCCTTTGATAACGTAATCTATAGCGTGTACCAGAATTATGACCCAGATAAGTTATATGCTAACTCCCAAGATTATGACCCAAATGAGATAACAAGTGAATCAATAGATAGAATAATGGATTTTAGGAGGAATTAATTATGAATGATGCTCAGAAGAAAGCTTGGGACTGTTTAAACGAAATAGAAAGGCAGTCCTTATTCCTTCAGTTATCAGAAAGCAAATCTTCATGGGAAGCTGGTGAAATTTTAAAGTTGTCACATTACAAGTATTTAGAAATCAGAGAAAGGTCAGAAAAGTTCTTCAGATTATTCTCTGATTTCTTCGAGTTACACACTTCTATTTTTCGACCTGACTGCCCTTGCGAACGAAGCTTTTGTGATTTTATTGAAGGATGTATTGAAAAGAGATTAACAAGGAAAGAAGCAAGTCTATATACTGGAGACTCTTCTAACTTACTCTCAAAGGTAAGCAATAGTAATATTGAAAGGAATATGAAAAGACTCAAAGAATCAGAAGACCCCTGGGATTTAGATTCAATGAGGTTAATTCTAGAGTTCGATAGGTGGAATAACTTTAGGATTTTACCAAGAATGCTACAACAGCCTTCTGCATTTAAAAGGCGGTTAAATAAAAAGGATAAGATATATATCAAATACCTTTTAAAACGAGTACCAGAATGGATGCACACAAAACTGAAAGAAAGGTTTAGATATAAAGTAAAGCCTGGTAAGAAGAAATATTGGGTATGCTTAATATCAGAAGAATTATACACTGATGGATATTTACTAATGCCCGTAAGACCTTTAGATGAGGTAGTTAGTGAATTTAGTAGATTCTATATGTATGTATTCGAAAAGAAAGATGATGCAGATACATTTGGATTCATGGTATCCAAGTTTATGATTAAAACCGTTGATGTAAAATTAGGACAACGCTTCTGGCCTGAGTACAGATGCTGCGTGGAAAAAGCAGTTAACTATAATCAAGTGAATAATATAGAATTCAGTATTAAGAAACTTGATATGGCCTTCAATGCCGATAAGGTTAAAAAGAAAAGGAAGAAAAAGCCTAAATCAACGGCTGCTGAACGCATATCAGATACCTCAGCTTTTTATAAAAATAGATAGAAATATTTTTCTATATAAATAAAAAGTATTATATTTGCAACAAATTAAAATAAAAGATATGAGAAAGAACAAAAAGAATAAACCAGCACCCTCAAAAGAAAAAGCCAGTTTCCTTGGTTCAGCCGGGAGGAATATGACTTACAGGGATTTAAAAAGAAAAGCCATAGTATTGGGTATGCCTTTCCCTGATGCTTGTGCTGCTGGCGTTTTCGATTTAATTGGTTATATCGAAAGGTCAACCAATAAACCAGACAAATCATTAATTGACCAATATGATGATTGGATGGATAAACAATTAGAGAACATAGGTTATTCAAAGGATGACCCTCTAAGGAATTCGAAATTAAGGCTTGGGTTTCTCGGAGAAGAAGGGGAAAATGGGCAAAGGAAATCAAAAAGGGTTCCGGGAATAAAAAAGCCAAGGGAGAAGAAACCACCAAGAGAAAGGGATGAATTTAATCTCATCAAGGGAACTAAGAAATCCTATGTATGGTCATTAGTTGCAAAGGGTTACGATTTAGAAAGAGTAACTAGAAGGATGAAAAAGAAGTTCCCAGATGCAAACGATAAATCAATAACACTTTGGTTTAGAACTGCAAGGAGGACTATGAACAATGGTAAAACTAAAGGAAAGTAGTAGGGAACCAATCCGAGAAGATAGATATTATATATGGACATGGAGACCAGATACAACCAACAAATATATTACCGAAAAAAGTTTATATCGGAAACACTTAACCGGTATACCTTATTTCACAAGGTATCAAATAAAAAAGACTTTGGTTTATATGTACGGAGTAGATGTTCTTCAATATATTCATATCATATCAGGCAGGAAATTACTTAGGCAAGGGATAAGAATACTTCAAGATATGAATGGTCTAAGACATAAATCTGGTTCTACTAAATTCTGGTATAAAGGGAGATTAGTAAAAGCCAGGAAGTTTATTATCCCGGATGAATATAAAATTGATAAACACAGAAGACGAAGGTTCATGGTTCAAATGCACCGGGTCTTTAAATCAAAAGGAAAGAAGGTATTTAATGAAAGGTACTCACAAAAATTGTATGGACAACGGGAAGGCATATCTTCCAAGTATATCCGGAAGAAGAGAATACAAATCCATTCTGCTATCTTACAGGATTTACAACAGGCTGAGTCAAGAGGAAAAGCATAAATATAATATTTTTTCTTTGCAATATCCACCATTGGTATGTTCCTTGGCCTTGTACCTAAGAAAGAAATTAGATATCCCGATACAGAAAGTACTATTTATCAAAGCACAAAGGGATATGCTTGATATCTTTTATAATGAATCTTTAAATCATTTGGGATGGCAACCAAAAGAAAGGTTCTTAGTAAAAGCTTTAAGATTTCAGGGATTCACTCCTGTAAGCAAATATAGGATGAGAAGTAAATATGCCTACATTATGACAAACAGGATGCTAGAAAATGAATATTGGGTATTTCCCATGAGATTAGCTGATAACTATAAATCAATGCAAAATCCAAAATACAAATTCTATACCGAAGTATTTGGTAAGGTTGGTATTCCTGGAATAATTAAAATTAAATACAGCAATGGAAACTAAAAACCCAGTACCGGAAGTAAAGGTACATAAACAATTAAATCCGTTCATGGGTAAATCTTTTAAGGTTAATACCTATAATGACCAAGATGAAGTTATCGATACAGAAGATGTAAAGATAGAATCTCAAGAAGAACTAAAGACCGTAATTGATGAGGTAAAACAATATAATATTGCATTTGCTTATCTTACGGGAAGCGAAAGAAAATACAAGAAACTTATAACAGAGTGATATAACTATTGATTATTAACATTTAAACATTTACGAAAATGGCTAAGAAAAAAGAAACCAAAAAGGTAGAGTTAAAGGAAGTATCTCGCAAAGAGATTAATGGTGCAATCATCATTACTTACGAAGATGGCTCAGTAAAAATTATCCCGGCTCCTATTATGTTGTTTGCCGAAGAAGCAAAAGACTTCTTTGCTTCAGAAGAGGAAGATGATGACGACGAAGACGAGGAAGAAGAAGAGGACGATGACGAAGATTCCGATGAGGATGACGACGAAGAGGACTCTGATGATGAAGATGAAGATGAAGATGACGAGGATGATGAAGACTCGGACGACGACGAAGATGAAGACGAAGAGGAAGAAGAATTAACCGGTGAAGCTCTTGCCGAAATGGACTTCGAAGAACTGGAAGATGTTTGCGATGACAAAGATCTCGAAACAGACCCGGATGACTTTGAAGAAGATGATATCGAAAAACTTCGCAAAGCAATTGCCAAAGAATTGGGTCTCAAACTCCCGGCAAAGAAAGAAGCCAAAGGTAAAGGCAAAAAAGGAAAGAAGTAATTCATTCTCCGGCTATGAAGGTTGGGCTAAAGCAATAGCCCACCTTTATCATAAGAAATAACTATTGTTCTATTAAATAAAACTAAAACTTAAAAGATTATGGCAACTAAGAAAAAAGAAGACACCAAGAAGAAAGGTGGCAAAGAAAAAGATGCTGAAAAAGAAGCAAAACGTAAAGCTCGTATGGAAGCTTTGAAAAACCGTCCTGCAGAGCAACGTCCAAACAGCAAGCAAATTGATGTTATCAAAATCAATGATAAATCCGAAGTTCAGAACTACGGTTACGCAGTAAAGAACAAAGAAGGATATCAGGGAGTGGTGGTAACATCAGTTCTGGTCATCGACGGTAAACCAACTTCTACATCCGTAACATTCGTACCGGGCAATCTAACCGTAAAATCCAAAAAAGGACACGGTATTATCTGTAACCCGAAAGCTAAAAAGGCTAAGGGCGAAGAAGAGGAAGCCGGAGACGAAGATTAAACTTCTATCCCTTACTTATTAGCGAGAACATCGCTAATGGTTTGCATAGTTTATTAGTATTTTGGGAGCCTATTGCCTGAGAAGGTAGTAGGCTTTATTTATTTTATAGGTTATGGAAGACAAAAGAGAAATCAGAAAGAATATAACTATTCTTGCATTAGATAATCTTATTCAGAATTATACTAATGCACTAGAAGATAAAGATATGGACCCTCCCTTATCGAATGAAGAAAGGGAACTCTCTGAATTAATTATTAAAGAAGCCAAAGAAATGCTAACCGAAATGGCAATCGAAAATAAACCAATACCAAGACCATCATGGAAGAAATGAATTTAAGAACCATCATACAGGGTATTCAAGCCGTATTAAAAGATATGGAATATACTCGGTATATGATTAAGGTTACTCCTCCTCATAAGAGAGGTAAATATCAAACCCATGTTATTCACCTTCAATATCTTAAACGTAGGCTTAAGGATTTTAAGGGTAGGCTAGATAAAAAACTAAAAGGTACTATCAGTACTGTAAAGTTTAAATATGTTAATTATTCAGATGGACGAGAAATGATTGCAGAACAAACTTTTGTCAATCTTACTGAGCAAGAGATAAAGGATGCCTTAGAACTTGGAGCCATTCTTGAAAATGCAAGTATAGAAATCCTAGAAATTAAGGAAATCCCTACTTCGATTAGGATATTATAACTATGGATAATTACTAAGGAAATTTCAATCCCCTTAAAAATTTTAGAAACATGAAGAAAGACAAGAAGAAAGACAAACCGGCTAATAAGACTCCGGAACTTTCAAAGGCTAAAAAGGCATTGGATGCTTATCTCAAAGAGAACAACTTGGACCCTCAAAAGGATTGGTCAAAAGACAAGAAACATGGTAAAAAGGTTACTGAACTCTTGAATAAGCTCAACAAGGAAAGAGACAAAGTCGCTGCCCAGTATCCTGAAAAGGATTTAAAGAACGAAGCCAAATTGGTAAAAATGAAAAAAGCCAAAGAAGATGAAAAGGCTTCAAAGAAAAAAGAGAAAAAAGAAAAGAAGGAATCTGCTGGCCGAGTTACCAAATACGATTATCCTCTCATTGATGGTCGGGAAATGACTTCTGATGAAAAGAAAAAATATCGTATGGAACAGAGAAGACTGGCTGCCGGTAAAGCTCCGAAGGAAGAAAAACCCAAGAAGGAAAAGAAAGAAAAGGCAGAAGCCACCGAAAAGGCTGCTCCTGCAAAGAAGGACAAAAAGGCCAAAGATAAAAAGAAAAAGAAGGCCAAAAAAGAAGAAGATTAATCTCATATCTTATTAAGTATTCGTTAATGATGTAAAGGCCTGGCAAATCACTTTTGTTCAGGCCTTTCTTTTTAATACTAAGACTTTATGGAAGAAAAAACATATAAACCCAAACTGCGTATCACTACACTTGAAGATAATGGTTCCTATATTCAAGATAGATTGGTAGATGCGTATACAGAAATGAATTCAGGGCCAAAAGTACAACATAAGGGACCAATAAGAATAGAGGTAACTCTTACAAATAAACAAGATGTCGAGAACTTTAAGAATTACTTAGATAAGCTTGTAGGTAACTTACCAATCAAAGAACCCTCAGTGGGAAGAGGAAGACCCTCTACTGGTAGTAAACAACTTACTGAATCACCTCGGGAAGATATTCTGGCAGATGTAGAGAAAATGGTTGAAGAAGGTAAGAGCCAACAAGAGATTATTAAGTATCTAAGGGAATTAGGATTTGTCTTTATTCTTACAGAAGACTTTCTTTTTCACTTTCCAGAATTTGAGTTCAATATTAAGGACGTGGGAGAAGCAACGGACAATAAACAATATCCTAATTCGTACTCTTGGATGGCAAGATGTATCAAACGAGCCAAGGACCCCAAAGCAGATAAATTCGACCCAATGGTCATCTTCGGTTTCAGCATCCTTGGTGGACCCTCAAAGAAAATTATTCCATACCTATATAAGGAAAGGAAGAAACCGTTAAGGGCCTCTGTTGGTAAAAAGACCATCTCCTTCTCTCAAGCAGAATTCACCAAGTTCCCCAAATTCATGTTGGAGGAAGAACGATTGAAATTCTCTGCAGAACAAAGACAATTACTTCTCAATCCTGAGAAGAAACCTTCTAAGTTCTTCATGAGATGGTACAAGGATGTAATATTCCCTGATTCAATCAAACAGAAAATCGAGGAAGCTATCTCAAGATAGAACTACACACTACCCCAGTTTATTATAAAAGTATATTATTATATAAAATAAAATGCTTATATTTGTATAACGAAAAATTTAATAAAATGGATTTAGAAACCAAAGAGGTAGTGAAGAACATTGCTAATATTCAAATTGAGGCTCTTACCAATATCCTTAACAACTTGGATAATACAGAACCCGATTTACTCAGAAAGTTATTACAGATAACCAATGACGAGATTAGGGAATCATTAATTGCCCACATCCAGGTTTACAAGGAAATATTGGAAATGCCTCAATTAATAAAAACCTTACCTGAATACCAGTTATTCGTTTGCTCCCATATTCTATTCAGAATGGAAGACGAATGGATACCAGATAATTCTCAAGGAGTATATGGGACATGGGCTTTACTCCAAACGGAAACAAAGAAATTCCATCCGGAACTAACACTAATATTTTAATTTAATTATGGACAAGAACGAATATTTAGAATCAGTTGAATTGAACACTGGAGTTGAAATGATTCCTTGCGAATCATCTAACATTGAAGGATATGGCTACGATTCCAAAAAGAAACAACTTTGGATTGCTTTCAAAAACAACAAAGTTTATCGCTATGATGAGGTACCTCACGAAATCTGCAATGAATTACATTTAGCAGAATCCAAGGGTAAATACGTTTCTTCGAATATCAGGAACAAATTCAAAACCACAGGCTATGAACTCAGGTCTTAGAAAACTACCAATCATAGGGCTAGCAGGATTTATCTTAATCGGGATAGCTTTAGGCTCAAAACCTAAAACTACATCGAGCGAGGCAAATCCTGCTTCGTTTTTGGAAAAGGGTAATCCCACTCCAGAATTGGGATTTAGACCAAGGCCCAAATCACTGAAGGACTCTATTCAAGAGATGGCAAATAAGTTGGGTAAAAGAATCTACGAATATACGGTAGAAATAGAAAGGATTCCAGAGAATCAAATCTACCAGATAAGTAATTCTGGATACCAACAATATGAAATAACTAGAAAGGGAGTAGGCTATTCCTATACTGCAGTTAAATTCTATACAGATAAGAAACTAACCTACCAGGATGCAATTAAATATGCCGAAAGACATCCAGAACATTGCATACCCATAATTCCTGCACCTAAAGAGAAAAGCGAACTAGATTATTATAACGAGAACATGGATGAATACCTTTCAGACCCAGAGAATGAAATAGATTTTGTACCAGAGATCTTCGACTTCCTAGCTGATTAACCTCAGCTATTGAAAAATAAATAATAAATTTGTTTGCTATTAAAAATAAAGTTCTTATATTTGCAATGTGATAATTAATTAACTATTTAATCATTTTAATATAGACATTATGAAAAAGAATGAAAACAAGGTTGCTAACCTTATCAGTAACAAAGTTGCTCAACAGTTAGAAGGAATTAAGGATGCTACATCCAAGTCTAAAACTCCCAAAGCCAAAAAGACTAAGGCTCAATTGGTAGAAGAATCCAAAGATGCTGCCAAGAAATTTGCCGATGCCAAATTGGTTCCTCTCAAACCTGAAGACCCAACTCCAAAGGGCAAATCCAAAAAAGAACAGGTTATCAAGGAAGTAGAAAAACAACAGAAACCATCCATTATCGAAAAGGTAATCTCGAACCGGGAAGTAAAATACGTATACCCAAAAGATGTTACGGATACTTTGGCCCGGAAGAAATGGAGACAACAAACCCGCAATGAACTTCACAGACTTGAACGGGAAATGTTTCGTATCAAGGACCAAAACTCCAAGGAGTTCAAGAAAGCTGCCAAGGCTTATGAGGACTTTCGTAACAAGGTTCTCAAACCAGAACAAGTTGCATAGTTCTTTATTAACCTAAGTTCCTGGGCTCAGTAGTCTGGGAACTTTTATACATGTAGATAATGGATTACACTATATTCTCCGCAAAGGAGATGTTAAAGCAGGATAAGGAGCTAGTGGAGTTACATAAGAGATGCGTAAAAACCTATCTAGTGCAACGTTCACTAAAGCATGCTAAGATTAAGAAGTTCTTTATTGTATACGACTGGTATATTAATCCCAGTAACGTGAGGAATTTCTTTTTCAGGCCAGTACATTTATTTGTGCAGGCATTACTCTTGGGACAATTAGACGAAATATCAGATTACATAGAAAAAGACAACAATGGTAAGAAACGTAAGAAAAGAAGACATAGAAAAGGTTGAGGTAGAATACATCAAAGGTAAATACCAGTATAAAAAATCCTATGGTACCATCAGTGGAAAGAAACATAAAATCCTTTTCTCTGGTCCAGTAGTTGATTTACAACCTGCCTTAGAGAATATCCGGTCATTGGTAAGAACTCCAGAAAACCGAATCTCAACAGAATCTCGGAGAAAACTAAGGGCTCTTGAAGAAAAGGCTTCCAACCTTAATAACTTCAAGGACCAAGGTATAACCCACATAATCATATACAAATGTTTGGAAATATAGTTAAAGACCTATACATAGGTAAATCCAAGTTGATAATAAAATGTAATCAAAGAGAATTACCGCAAACCACCTTAGTAATGGATGTATTACAACCTACAGGTTTTACTGGTAATATGCCAGATTATGGTACTTATGGTAATTTACTTACTACCGGTGAGTTTGAAATAACCCCTGTGATGCCTAAACATAGACTTTATGTTACGGGTATACCAAAAGGGGCAATCCTTGATAATTTTCGGATTAGAAGGGTTTATTGGTCCTCATACTATGAGGACGATATAAGGGGATACTTATTTCAGATAACTGATGAATATCCTAAGTTGATAATTGCAAAATAAAGTTATATGGAAGCAATAGATTACGTTAAACAGTTTAAACTCGACCAAGAGAATTATGACTTTAAAAGGGAAGAGTTTATTTCCGAACTTGGTAAAGAGTTTCTAGAATATTGCCAAACTACTACCATTGGCATTAACTCGGAGACCAAGCATATATATTACTACCGGTTCAAGGAGATAGTGAAGAATTTCCAAGAAAAGTTCTGGAGTATTTCAAAGCTAAAGATAGGAGAACCATTCTCGGAGAAGTTATGGAATGCCTTCTTTGCAACCCAGGTAGTTCCTTTAAGGAAAAGATTATTCCCCGAAATTCAGAAGTTTATCGAAGAAAGGAAAAGGAATAACCTCGATAAACAAGACAAATTACCATTGGACTTTAAAAAGGGCAATTATGGCAAAAGAAATCCTAGACCTACACGGAAATAAATTTAAGGTGGGAGATTATAAACTTAGCCTTGAAATTCCGATAGGTAAATGTAATAAATTAATATTCACCCGGGACCACATCTCGGGTGAAACCTTTAATTTGTTTGTGAAAGGTAAAATCTACAAGGCCTATTTCTATAACCTTAGCATTAACTGTTATGTATGTTATAAACTAGAGCTGGTAGGTTATGATGAATCTAAAGATATACGAAAGGCTTATTTGTATGGCAAAAGAAGATAAAATAATAAGATTCCCCCGTCCTCTGGGTACTACTGCAATGATACTCGAATATCAGAAAAGTGGTAATCCAGAGGATTTGATTAAGGTACAGAACTACCTTATTAATCAATGGCTTTTGGGAAATGGAGTCCTTTGTGGAGTAACCTATGATATCAATTCATTTTCTAACAGATTAGGAATTGATACAGAGTATGTACGAATCTTTATGAGGGATAGATTACTATCCTCTAAGATTTGGGATAAAGATAAACAAGAAGAATTACTGCAAGCATTAATGGGAGAACAACTAGCATGGGCTTTAGAAGACCGTATGGAAATATCTCATCAACTTCAGATATTAAGGGATTCCCAGGGAGGTAAATATACTCCATTTATATCCGCTGAGGTAAATAAGACATTGAAGCTTAAACTGGAATCCTCTACATCCTTGCAATCTATTATCCGTAATCTTACAGGAGGCAATACAACCAATATATTCAATCAATTCAATCAACAGAATAACCTTGGTGCTCCAGTAGATACCATCTCTATAGAGGAGGCAAGAACAATTGTATTAGAATCTCAGAAGGTTCTATCTAAGACTGAAGAGGCCAAACTATTGGAAGAGAAGTATGACATCAATAGCCTACCTGAAGTAGTAGCTACCAAGCAAGAAGGAGTAGATACCTCTAAAGAAGGACTTAATCTGAACAAGAAAGAACTTAATCAGATTACGGATAATTATAAGGCTGCAATGGAAGTATCCTCTAAAGAACATCATGAATTGCGTAGGGAGATAGAAATGAGGATTGACCCAGATGAGGAAGACCCAGAAATGGATAGGTACTTGGATGAGGAAATAATAGAAGCAGAAGAAGTTCCTTCAATTGCATCATCATTCCTTAACAAAAGACGATAACTAAAGAGGCTACCTACTATTGGTGGCCTCAGTTGTGTATATACAGATTTGCATATTAAAAATAAAAGAATTATATTTGCATATCAATTTTAAAAATAGACAAAAATATGGAAACATTCAACCAAGAACACAAGGAGACTAAGATTAAGAACATTAATCAGGGTACTTACTTTAGACTCAAACCCTCGGATACTGCACCAGTATGGGTCAGAGGAGAATATAACCGTTTAGCTGGTAAATACTCCTGCTGGAAATTCGATGATACTAATCATGAAAAACTCATGAAAGGTTCTCAAACCGTATATATTAACTTTACATTTTAACAACATGTTCAAATTCTTCAGAAAGAAAAAGAAACTCAGAGTCATCAAATGCTCTGACTTCATTAAGTTAAGACAAGTAGAAGGCTTAGAGAATTGCTATAACATTACTCTTAGCAGTTATCTTCAAACCTTTCAAGGTAGAGTACAAACATTGCTCAATGAGTTTCATATCTATGATGACCGTATCTGGGTAGAGGCTTACAGGGAATATCAACGACATTATAAGGTATATGATAGAGTACCAGACTTATTACTTTATAAGATACCGGTACTATTTGCTATGTCTTATCCGGGTATAGAATCTCGAACGGACAAAGAATTTGCTTTCAGATACTATATACCTGACCAATCATTTTATGAGGGTATGCCCTCTGAGTTCCAGTTGAATCCGGAGATAGAAGATAACTTCAAGAGTATGTATTCTAAGGTATATGGGTATTTACCAGAAGGAAAAATAACCATAGATGAATACATACAGATTATCAGATTCAATTACTGCAAGAACTGGGATGTGCTTTGGAATAATCCCAAGGCTATTCGTAATTACTTTGATGAATGTATGGATATCATCATGTCCTTCGTAGATGATGAATGTATGGTAACAGTAACTAATATCATTACCAGATGTGCCGAAGAGATGAAAGAGAAATTACAAACCCTCAAAAATAATAGAGATGAACAAATTTAGATTCAAAGTATCTACCATGTTAGAACAGGTAGAAGACGATTACATTAAATTCGTGGGAGATAATTATGGTGTAAACCGAGATGAGTTTCTTAAAGACTTCAGAGCCAAACTTAATCTCGAAAGTCATCATATATCTACAGTACATGCTGAATTAATTGAGTATGAACCAAATCGTATCATTATTCAGACTTCTAAGTATAATACCGTTGCTAAGGAATACAAAGACCATTATCTTTGGATATTTACTAACAAGGGAGACAGGAAGTACGACTGGGACTTAAACAGATTCCGGGCTTTACCTCAGTAATTATAAAATAAAAGTAAGAATATAGTAATATTTAAAATAAAATTCTTATATTTGTAGTGTAATAATTAAACAATAAAAATATGAAAACAACAGCATCCAAATCCTCTATCCAGAACCTGGAAGAGGTACTTCAAAGGTTTATCAATAACAAAAACACTTTCTCTCTTACAGAGGAGGAAAATGAAATGCTAAAGAAAAACCTATTTGAACTACTCAGTAAGGTATACGATAACTACCAACTAGCTTGCATCGATATCAATCAAATCTGGGTATATGGAACTTGCTACTATACTTTCACATTCGAAAGCTTGGTAACAGTAGACAGACTAAGAGAAAATATCATTGCTACTGGCTGCGTACTATTTATGCAAAACTTTACCGATGTTGATGGACAATTTATATCATTCACCAAGCTAGACAGAAACAATCGGATTTATCAACTTAACTTCAGAATATCATGAATGAACAAGAATTAAAAGAACTTGCCTTACAATTGCATAAGGCACAAATACAAGAATATCCCTGGGTCTCAGCAGACCCAGAGGATGCTGAATCCTACATTAGGACTTATGGAGATACTAACGTACACTTGTACTACGATTATTTACTTGCTAATGGAATAGGAGAAGTGGAGGAATAATTATGAAAATCAGAGCTTTTTTAGAAACAGAAACAATGGACCCTGATTTCAGGGAACCATTCTTAAATGGAATGCCCATTGATATCACTGAAGCATCTTTTGATAGGATTGTACGATATGCTTCAGGATGTACGGATGTCCAACAACCAGATGTGATTGCTATAGTCATTCAACATGCTTTGGATAATCTAAAAGAATTATCCCAGTTATTAGATAACTGTAACGGTACTACACAAATGAGAGTACTTATCCCAGTATCTATCTCTGCCCTTACATTTACCAGACAATATCGGGATACACTTAAGAGGGTACTAAAAGATAAAATTAAGGGAACACTAGATGGCCTACCTCAAGAACAACGTGCTGCACTTCTTAATGAAGTACTCAATGAAACCTTAAACGAAGGTTCTCTTAATGACGATTAACCAGTTGTTTTCATATCTATCCCAGAGGCAGGACTCTAACCTAACTAAGAGCCTGCCTCTACCTCAGTTATATTTGCATATATTATTTATTATTCTTATCTTTGTAATGAGATAAAAATATATTTATTCATTTTAAAATAGACAACAACATGGTTAATCTTTACAAACTCACCAACTTACTTGAATCTGGGATGACAATATTCCAGCTCAATCAATGGAAAAACGAAGGTATCTGGTATCCAATTACCCAATACAAAAAGGAATCCAACGAGATTGAGGTAGTCACTAACGTATTTACTCCACTATCTAAGGAAAATCCAAGATTCCATATTCAACTATCGGCTAACTATGATACAGAAAAAGCCGAATGGAATCAATTTCTAGAGAATAATCAATGGAAACTCTATCCATTACTTAGGAATATACTTAATGTATTCTTACCACCACATGAACCCGGATATCGTATCCTATATACATTGTATCCTGCAGGATTCATTTCAGTAATTGCCGAACCATTAAAATCAAAGGAGGACTAACTATGGTACCATCAAAAACTTATCTTAAATTCAAAGAGACTCGTTCACAGGAAGACCTTGAAACTCTCAACAAATATCTCAATCGTTTGAACGAGATATCCAGTAAACTAAACGATGATGCCCTCGAACTCTCTGCCGAAGAAGAGAATAAACTATATGATGAGGATGAAGACCTAACAGACAAAGTCTTACGGCTACTATTTGGGGATACATTCTTTATCTTCATCAGCGAATATAGCCTTGACGGATACGATTCCTGGGAAGATACCGTCGAAGACCTAATGGAGGACTTATGCACTCATCAGGAAACCCTCGAGGACTTAGGTAAACATAACACCAATGAAGCCTAACATAATTCTTATACTAATTATGGGAGGGAACATCTTAATTATGGGTGCATCCTCCCATCCTACTAGTGAAGAACCTTTAACTTATGAGAATACTCATTGCTTAATATTAATAATATGCTAGAACAGTCTAAATTCTTAGTATCCTTCGATTGTCAAAACGAAAAATTCTGTGAGGAACTTATAATCACTTACAGAACTGAAGAACTAAGGCCATATCTAATATTCCCAAGGGTAAAACTAAATCCCAACCACCTTCATGTATATCATACCAAAAGAATAATCTCAGAACTTATAGGTATGCCATACTCTTCCATCGAAATAGTTGACCTTATAAGGCTTCAGTAAGTAATCAAGGTTATTGCATATTTAAAATATTATTCTTATATTTGCATAAACATTTAAAAATAGACGTTATGAATGAAGAAAGTAAATTAATCGAATTATTTAAAAAATACCCAGGAATTGCTGCACGCATACGGAGGTCATTTGCTTATCATTACGACCAAATCCAACGGGAAATCGAAGCCGAGGTTGCTACAATTAACAAAGACGATGCTGCAACCATTATCGATTATACTACCGAATACATGGAGGAATCCATGGGTTGGCCTGATGCCGATGACCAAACAACATTCAACAATCAAATCGCTAACAATTAACATTAACCAATAAAACTTATAACATCATGACAACATTAAAATCTACTTCAATCCTTGCTTCAATCCTTGCTCAAAACCCTTATCACATTATCTCCATCCAAGGTCAAATGCCTATGTCACATGCTCAAAATACATATGACTTCGAAATTGCCGAGGATGACCCACATTACGAGGAGATATCGGATTATTCACTCGAAATGCTCTGGGTATATACCTATGCCGATAAGGAATCCCTGGAACTTGACCTAATGGAAATCCTCAATCAAATGGATTTGCTCAGAGGCTGCGATGACCAATACTTCGATTATAACGTAGACGAAGTAGACATGGTACTCTACGGTGCAACTCTTATCCTTGAACAGGAAAAATACAAACCACTTATCATGGAAAAATTCCAATACTACAAGGATAATTTCAACGAGGAAGAACATGCCGAGGAAATCGAATATTACCTTAACTTTCTCGAAAAACCAGAAACTCTTTACACTTTCACTGAAAATACTATCAACTTTTTCAAATCCCTTATCAAATGAGAACTAAACTTATAATCCTAACATCAATTGCCATGGCTCTAGTAGTCATGGCTTTCCCTACCAATAAATTCCAACCTAAAACGGTATGGGAACACTACTGCAAGTATACATTGCACATACATCCATCACAGGCAACCGAGGACCAATATGATTACTTCCTTGATTGCTGGTCAGGAGATGACGAATACCAATATCTCTATGACTACTACGAGAAAAAATACCCAGAGTATAACCAAGAACTAAAACATTACGGAAAATGAAACTAAAAATCACAACCTTAGTAATCGTAGAAGAGGGCCAAGTCCAAGACATCTACCATTCACTTGAAGATAACCAAGACAAGGCTTATCAAGAAATCATAAACCAGGTAAATGCTGAATATGGAGACGGAGGAGTACTACAATTCTATTCTCTACAAGGTATCAAGGATTACTTCGAAATCGTACATATCCAAACCCAAGAACTAACATCAATAGGATTCAAAACCGCAATATTAGACCTATGAAAAAGAAATCCAAGAACCAAGTATACATACCTCACCAGGATAAATGGAATGAACACTTTCCTACTCCAGGTAAACCAAACCCCAATTACTACACAGACTCAGGTGCAACCTTCAACAAGCACCTACGTACCCAAAACAAATTAAAATCCAAACAGAAATGAAAGCCTTACTCTTAATAGCCTTAATAATATATACCTCACTAAGCCTAATACACAGAAGCAAGAGGTATAACCAAATACCCAGCCCCACCAACAAACAAAAATACATATACTTAATCCTACAAGGCCTACAGATAATCCTACTAATCCTATTAGAGACCTTAATCCTAAGGATACCAACCTACTAACCCACCCCAAACAAAAACAAATATCAAAATAAATACTAAAGCCCAGTATAAAACAAAATCATACTGGGCCTAACTATGTTACATACATACCTAAGATACATCTTAATCCTAATATCATATAATCAATATACATATAACTAATACAATATTGAAGGCCTTCCGGGGGTGTTGGGATTAAGGCAAACTTCTAGGCCTAGCCCCCCTATCACTATACAACACCACTACTCTATAGCTATCTAACACATATGTCTCACAGCCTTTGGTCATTATGACCCATTGCCTAAAAGGCCCACAACTAAGGCCCATATGGGTACCTAAATCCCCTTAATCCTAGACCCCTAATGGCCCTTTATATTAGTATATATTATATAGAAATTGGTTAGGATTAGGCAATAGGATTTGGGGATTAGGCATTAAAATATACCATTCATGGCCATCAAATTTATTGGGATTATATTAAAAATGTAGGCTGTTAGGGGTACCTAAAACTAGTAAGTATGTTATTAACGGCCCTTATATTTAGTTAGAAAGAAACTAATAATGGCTAGAAGAGATATGGATTATGTAACTCTTTGATTACTAATAAGTTATGGAGCTATAAGACATTATCCATTAAGGGCCTCAGTAGGATTTGCATATTTAAATAAAAAGCATTATATTTGCACTATAAACAATTAAAAATATATAGATATGAAAACAATACAATTTAATGCAAACAACATTCTTTGCGGTAACAATTACCCTATTGCCTATTATTATCCTATGGCCAAGGACCTGGTAATCATTTCTACTGGCCATGACGATTCTATTATCGATGACTCTATGGGTTACTCAGAATATATCATTCCTATCCTAGAAGCCATTCAAAAGACTTCTATTAAGGTATACCGGTTATATCTTGCTTCGATTACTTCTACCGTTACCGATTATAAGGGTACTCATACCTGGGTCTTCACTACAGGCACTACATATTCCGATGCCGATATCGAATATATCCAGGCTGCCTTATACAATGTATTCTGCGAAAACAATGAAACCTGCGAACCAATCGTAAACTATGCTAACAATACATTTATCATCACCGACATATATTCCTGCTAATCGCTATGGGAGCTCTATATATTTTATCTCAGGCCTTACAAGGCAATATTACAATGATACTTGCCTTACTCTTTATGCTATCTCCTGCTATAGTTGCCTTGATAACTATATTCAAATCTCGCTAACTTAGGTACACTTAAGCCCATGCCTATCTAAGGTACTGGGCTTTTTCTTAAGCCTTTCTATGTAGGCCATCATGGGACTTACTAAGGCTTACTATAGGCCTAACTATAGACTCATAGGCCATAGTACTCTATAGACTCCATGAATGGCCTTGGGCATTGTAGGATTGCTTGCTAGTCACCTAATGGCCTTTATGTATGATAATATACAGATAATATCTACCGGACTGTATGGGGCCTCCAAATTTCTAAAGTGGTACCTATACCAACCCCTTCTATATCCTACCTTATATCCATCAATATACCCCTATCTAATGCCCACAACAATGCCCACCTTTCAAACCCCTAAAACCTACTTGCAAATTTTTCATACGAAATTATTAAAAATTATTTTTAAAATATTTCTCGAAAATTTTTCTGTAAATGTTTTGCAGATTAAAATATATTTTTTATCTTTGTATTGTTGAAAAAGCAAAGAGATATTTAAAATTTTGATTAACAATTTTTAAAAAGAAAATTCTTTGAAAATTTTGCTAATTAAAATATAAATTGTATCTTTGTAATGTAATCAAAAAGCGATACTTGACATATTGAAACAATATAAAATTAATTTATTCCTTTTCTCTTTTTCTTATAAATCTTTTAGTTTTATAGAGAAAAGGATATAATAAAATAAACATAAAAACTAAAAGTATTTTATTATGGAAGAATTAAAAAATGTAGTTGTAGAAAAAGAAGTTGCTAACAACAAAGTAAACAAAGTTAATGCAAATAAAGCAAAAGCGCAAGCAAAAGCAAATAGCACTATTAAATTATCAGTTGATAGTATTTTTAAAAGTCTAAATGAAAAAACTAACGGACTTTTAAAAACTTCTTTGGGAAAGAAAACAGAAATTTACGTTGAATCTCTGTTTGCAGAATTGAACGAAAAGCAAAAGAAAGCGTATCGAAAGAAATTAAGAAATACAACTTTTTCTTTGCTTGATTCGATTTGCAAAGCGAAAGAAGAAAAGAAACAAAATGAACTAAAAACACTTGTTTCTGCATTTACAGAATTTTATAAGCAAGTCTACAAAGTGAATGATTTTTCATTTGCAAGTATTGCAAGCGAAAATACAAAGGACACAAAAAAAGAAGTTCTAACAAAAGGTTTACAAATAGTCAAAAATTTCAAGTAATTAAATGATATGCTATTAAATGTATTTTTATTTGTTGGTGTAATTTGGGTATTAATTCAGATTATCAAAGATACAAAAGATTTTTTAAAGAACTTATAAACTAAATAAAAAGTAAGGGAAAGCAAATAAAAATGTTTGTCCCTTACTTTTTATTTTTGAATGTTAATTTTAACGTAACCGTGCCCCCCTTTTAGTACCACCACTTTTTGACACCTCGTATTAAGGGGTACCCAGATATCCCACAACCACACATGCACACACAAAGAAGCCAGAGACCTAATATCCCTGGCAACCTATCCTACAGAATACTACCTAATAAGTCATTGGTCCTTTCCCTACCTAATACTCCCCTAACCTTACCACCATTCTTTCGATAAAAGAAAACATACCACATTTGAAGATTAGGTAACCACCATCTCTTAACTTCATTATAACCCTTAAAGTATCTTTCAATACAATTCATATCCAAATCAGTAATCCATAACTGATACCAAATCCTATTGCCTTCAGAACATCTTAGGATTCTCTTAAATTCATCCTCATATACCGTATCAACCTTTACCATATTGCCTAAACATTTCTTGGTTCATCCTAAATCCAGGCCTAGATATAATCATCCTCTGGATATCATGTATCTTAGATTGCATTTCAGATTGCTCCATCAAATGGTAAATAGGTAATGCTAAAAACCTATTCCAAAGTTCTGCAGTAAGTTCTAGGATTTCTTCTTCCTCCTTGGTAAGCTTTGCTAAATCTTCCATCATGGGTAAATTTTAGGTTCTTCAAATGTAAGAGGAGGGAGCTCTGGTTCTCCCTCTCTTTTAATTCTCTCTAAATCCTCTAAGGCACACTCTAGTATTTTAATACGGTTATCATTATGTTCCTTAGATATAGGAAACCAGAATGCTGTTCCTAGAAGGTATTCATGTCCTTCTAGGTTTTCTAATGGCATTCTATACCATATCCTACCTTCAATTCTTAATCCTTCTCCTTGCAATTTTATGATGGTAGGGTTATAATAACCAAAGTATACTATCTCGATATTAAACCTTTGTGGGGTGAACCATGGTTTAATTACATGTCTCCATAGGAAAACTTCTTCGACTAATGCAAATTCTCTACTGATAGTTCTGCTTACATCAATTAGGTCAGCACATAATCCTCTTGGAGAATCGGGTATATTAAGCCTTCCATATAGGACTGCTTCAAATGTATTCTTTACTGGAAGATAGTAATTTCTTATCCTTTCTTCGATTACCTTATTCTCTTTGGAATTATAATCGATTGCAGTGTACGTAGGCTTTTCCATTTTTCTTTAGTATTCTTTCAAACCATTGGCAGGTAATACACTTTGGGCTTCCTACCATTATCTGTACTTCTCCCTTAATTACTGGACATGGGTTGGTAAGCTTCTTTTGCCTACCTACCTTCTTCGTCGTTATTTCTCTGTTCATAGTTATTAAAATATGTGATTAGTAAATATATCGGAAATAGAGGCATGATTAACCAGATAGTTAGGAAAAAGAACCCCACCCTTTTCATTGGGTGGGATGAGGTAATTACTCTGGTCATAAACCATGCAGGTATAAAACATATGGCATATATAATGCCTAAGATTATCCAGGTTATCATTGTTCAAAGTACTTATTTACGATTTTGGATATCTTCTTATCTAACTCTACTATTAGTTCGCTGAACTCTTTATCCTTCATATCTTTTATTTTGGCTTCGATAAATTTCAGGTTTCTCTTAATAGAGAAATAAGATTTGAAGGCTTGGTAATCCAATTCAGATTTATCTGTTAGAGGTAATATCATACTTGATTTACCATCTAACCTTGTATAGAATCCATCGGGTCCCAGGGTTCTTGATACCTTTACTTTGTTACTCAGTACTGCAAACCCACCTTTCTTATCTATGGATTCTACGATTACTTTCTCCATAAGAGTTTTGCCGTCAGAGAAAATGACTTCTTCACCCTCCTTTAGCTTTTTGGTTTCTTTGTTCTTTTTCATATCTTTATTAATTATAAATTGTTTATGCAAATATACAAAATTAATCTGATTTAATGCAATTATCAATAAGAATTTTTAAATCTGCTGCGGTAAAGGATTTCCTGTTAAGTAAGTCGTCTAGTTGTTCTGGAGTTAGGATTATACCATTTGGAGTAAAAAGTTCTCTTAAGTGTGCCGGAATTAATCCCTGGAATCCCCAATTATTGTACGAACCAATATATACTTTATCATTTATCATTGCAGCAATATATTTCTTGGTTGAACCTAATGACTCTCTTCTAAAGGTAGCGACTTCTAACCAAATCTTATTTAAGTGAATAGAATAATGCTGAAAATAGGGTGTAACTAAGGGAATCATTTCATAATTAGAATCCTCTATCAAAGTTTTATCTGATTCAAGGATTCTATGCCAAAAAGCACATTGAAAACAAAGTTGTTTTTCCTTCATTAACTGAGGTACTGTTTTGGCTAAATCGTAATCATCCAAATCTAATGGTGAATTACATAGGTGACATGTGAGTTTCTCTTCCATATTATTATAAATTTTTATATAAGATAATAGAACTCCTAACTATCATCCAGATAAGGTATACGCAATACTTTCTTTTCTTTAATGAACTTTAAAATATAACGTTATGGATAAGTTAACTAATGAAATGATTGTGGCTCTGGCCAATGATTTAGGACTGGAGCCAGCTCTTTTAAAGGCAGTACAACTGGTTGAAGGAGCAGGTAGAGATGGATTTCTAGTAGATGGTAGACCTCAAATTCTGTTTGAAGGTCACATTATGTACAAAGAAATCAAAAATAAGTTCGGTTTAGACAAGTCAGTAGCTGCTCAAAAGAGTTACCCTACGATTTGTTTCCCAAAATGGGATAAATCGAAGTACTTAGGAGGAGCAAGTGAGTACAAAAGACTCGAAATTGCCAAGAAAATCGACGAAGAATGTGCTTTGAAGTCAGCTTCTTGGGGAATGTTTCAGATTATGGGCTTCAATCACCTCTATTGTGGCTGTAAAGACGTCTTCGAATTCGTGAAAAAGATGCAGGAATCTCATGAAAGTCAGTTAAAACTCATGTATTACTACATGAATAATACCAGTTGCTTGAAAAATCTGAAAGAACATGACTGGGCAGGCTTTGCTCGGAAGTATAATGGTCCTGGTTATGCTGAAAATGCCTATGACCAGAAGTTAAAAAACGCTTACGAAAACTTTAAAAACAAGATATAATGAAGGTAATTTACAACAAATTCATCCCTTTCAAGGGATACAAGGCAATGAACCTATTCGGAATTGTCTTTGTGAGAAAAGGTGCTAAGTTTGATACCTATGATTACAATCATGAGCACATTCATCTCAAACAAATGCAAGAGATGTTGTGGATATTCTACTACTTATGGTATGCAATCGAGTACCTAATCATCATGTTCTTTGCTAAGTGGAACAAACAAAGCGAAAGATACCATGATGTAAGCTTCGAAGAGGAAGCCCATAATAATGACCACGACTTGGAGTATATCCGAACTCGTAAACATTATTCCTGGGTTAAGTATGTAAAACTTAGAAGCTACAAGAAATGAATGTATTGGGAGTATGTGCAGGGCAAGGTGCCCTGCTCTTCCCTTTCAGAAAACATCTGATTGGGAATATAGAAGTAAGAGGAGTATTCCATACTCCTGGTGAAGAGCAATGGAAAGCTAATTTTGGTGATATACCATTCTACAAAGGATATAACTTACCTCAATTTGAGGAGAGAGTAGATGTTATTATATCATCTCCAGACTGTGGGGCATCATCCATTATGAGGCTTTCAAAGGTAAAAGAATTGGGTAACCCTAAGGATAACAGGAGTTTAAATCTAGTAACTGCTGCAATATTAGAATATAAGCCTAAGATTTTTCTTATTGAAAATCTTCCTCGTTTGCTATCTTTGCTTCCTTATGAGTTCTTTAATTTAACCTTTAAGGACTATAAACTTATTTTTCATGAAAGGTCAGTTTCTGACTATGGGAACTCTCAAGTATCAAGGAAACGTCTAATCATCATTGGAGTGCATAAGAAAACCGGTAAGAAATACTTGAATGCTTTTGATGAAGTATTCCAAGTAAAAACTCCAAAACTTACTAGAGACTTGCTCTTTGTATCTCCTTACGGGAGTAATTATAATATCCCAATAGAAAAAACTTTGGCGATGTATGATTATCGAAAACTCCCTGAAAAGAAGAATCTGACTGTTGAGAAGATTCAAGTATTATGGAATAGTGCTTTCAAGAACGAGAAGAAATGGCCCATTAAAACTGCAAAGATGAGTACTCTCCCGGGAGTATATCGATTAGAATTAGATAAACCACCTCTAACTTTAAGACCTGCAGATAGGCAATTTAGACCCGATGGGTATCCTCTTGGGATTAATGATTTCAAGACAATCATGGGCTTTCCTAAAAAATTTAAGATTTACATTGACCAAGAAAATTACCTTTATTGGTTAAATAAAGCAAGGTATACAATTGCCAAAGGTTCGGTATATGAGGTGGGGATTTGGTTTAAAAAATGTATCAAAAGGGTCTAGGTACACTTTCATGTTAATATATACTAAAGTATATATTACTCCAAACTACCCTTTGAAAAATATAGATATATAATATACTACGTATATATATCTATATTTTTATATACGTATAATAGCTATTGTTTGTAGTAGATATTGGATATATGTTTTAGGATATAGGAAATTTATCTCACTACGTTCGATAAAAGGTAATCGCTTAGCGATTACCGATAGTTAGTAATAATTAAATTTTTCGTGATGATGAAAACAGATAAAAACAAGTGGAAGAACTTTGTGTTCCTTTTGCTTCTAGGATTTACTATTTACCTTTGCTTCAGGAATTACAAACTGAATTCATATATCAGTCAACTTCCTGATTCATCGGTCATTGGCATTCCTGATACAATCAAATTGAAAGAGAACTTCAAACCTGTGATACCCTATACACAATTGGTTCAGCCCCAGAGAATTCTTCTCTACGACTTCTATCGAAACAGTAGCAATTCGACTAAACCTCAGGCTTCTGATTCAACAGCGGTTACTTCGAATAGGATTAGTAGAGAAGATTCTCTGGTCCAATTTACCTTGGATAAAAACCAATTGAATCTAAGTTTATTCAACAAGGAAACAAACTCCTATTCAACGAGAATGTTTAACATGGACTTAGATAAGTATAAGTACAATTGGTATGAAGGTCAATTAACTCAAAAAAGAATTAGAAAACTAACTCTAAGTCCATACGTTTATGGTAAATATAGGGTCTTTAATCAAATGTTAGACATAGGGACAGGCCTTTCAATCAAGACTACTAATTTCAATTATAAACTTGGTATAAATGCTTTTCATTATCCGAAGTTCTTTTCGGGAATAAAAGCTGACTTAGAGTTTTCAGTAACATATAACTTTTGATTATGGCAAAGAAGATTAACATAGAAACTAACACATCTGCTCTTACAAGAGAAGAACTAGCAACACTTGCTAAAGTTAGTAATGATGTTTTTTACTTTAGCCTTTTCACTTATGTGATACACCCTATGAGGGGAAAGGTAAGATTCGAACTTTACCCATATCAAAAATCGGTTCTGTATAATTTCGTAAAAGAACGTTTCAATATTCTGCTTAAGTTCAGGCAGGCAGGTATTACGGAGCTCATTTCTATGTACTGCCTATGGTTGGCAATGTATCATCCTAACAAGAAGATTAACATTATCTCAATCAAGGACACAACAGCAAAGAAGGTACTTAAGAAAATTAAGTTCATGTACAAAAACCTGCCATGGTATTTACAGACACCGATTATCAATGGTCGTTCGGGAGAGTATGGTTCTGCATCAATGATAGAGTTCGATAATGGCTCATTCATAGAATCTATCCCAACGTCTTCGGAAGCAGGTCGTTCAGAATCTCTATCTTTATTGGTAATTGATGAAGCAGCAGTAGTTAGATGGGCAGCCCAAATCTGGGCAGCCGCTTTTCCTACTCTTTCCACTGGTGGAGCTGCTATCATCAATTCCACTCCTTATGGAGTTGGTAACTTCTACCACTCAACTTGGGTTGATGCTATTGCAGGTGGAAACCCATTTAACCCACTACGATTGTATTGGCAAATGCACCCAGAACGAGATATTAATTGGTACAATGAAATGTCTTCTGCTCTTGGAACAAAAAGAACTGCACAAGAAATTGATGGTGACTTCTTATCATCTGGAAATACGGTCTTCGACTTAGCTGATATAAAAGCTATCGAAGACTGTCTTAGTGATTATCCGGTTATTAAGAAAAGGTTTAATGGTCAATATCGGCAATTCTTGGAACCAACCCCAGATAAGGAATACTTCATTGGTGCCGACGTTTCAACTGGTAGGTCTTCTGACTACTCTGCATTTACATGCATGGATAAACAAGGAGAAGAACAAGCAGTATTCAAAGGTAGACTTTCAGTAGATAAGTATGCAAGATTGCTTGGAGATACAGGGCATTTATTTAACTTTGCCACTATTGCTCCAGAATCCAATGATGTTGGATTGGCAGTAACTTCTGCTCTTCAAACTGAAGGTTATCCTAAACTGTATTATTATCAGAAAATGCTTAAGAAGAAAGGTAAATCTAGACCTGAGGTAGATAAATCTCCAGGATGGTTAACTACACAAAAGAACCGTTCTGTTATTGTAGAGGGACTTGAACAGGATATTCGAGAAGATAATATCACTGTTAAAGACCCTTTCTTTGTTCAAGAAGCATATACCTTCATATATGATGGTTTAGGTAGGCCAGTTGCAATGGGTAAGCATAGAGCTAATAATTCTACAGTAGATGTAGACCTAGAGGGGGATGTATATGCAGATGACTCTATATTCGGTAAAGCAATCTGTAATCACATAAGAAAAGGAAAAACTAACGTAATAGTACAACCGAAATGAAAAAGCTCAATTTTAATTGGAGTTGGGGTAGAAAGAAAGACCCACCTCCTGAATCAAACAAGGAGCCAAGCAAGCCAAAAGCTGCTGCTATATCTCCTGGTAGAGTATCAGTGGATGAAGATAACTCTTTACTCAGTACTCTGAAAGGGATGACCGTAATGGTAGACCCTTCTTTTCGTGTTGAAGTAATCCCTTTGATTCGTGATTTATATAAGGTAAATCCGGATATGGGCATTGCTTTGCAGGATATGTTTAAGTTGGCAAATACTGGTCATACGGTAACATTCCCAAACAACTCAGATGCTGAAGCAGATAAGATGAGAAAACATCTTACTGAAGCTACTAAGAAATGGTCTAGGTATACTGCTGGTATAGATGGTCTAGTTAATAAGATGATTGTACAATGCCTTGTTAGTGGAGCTATATCCGTTGAAGGAGTTCCTAATGATATGTTGGATGGTTTGGATACAGTCTTATTCCTTAGACCCGAGAACATTGTTTTCAAAAGAGAGAACAATGGAGTATATTCTCCTTACCAGAGGAATAAGAATTACTTCGTAAAGCACCAAGATTATATCAAACTAAACCCAGAAACTTATGTGTATGCTGGTATGTTTAATGATACCGATGAACCTTATGGGATTCCACCATTTATGGCAGCATTGGATTCATTAAAAGGCCAACATGATATGAAGGTTAACTTCAAACACATCATGGAAATGGTTGGTATGGTAGGATTCTTGGAAGCTAAGATGACTAAACCAGACCAGAATCCAAATGAAAGCTTACAAGCTTATCAATCCCGTCTTGAACGTACATTAAAAGATTTGAAAAGAAATCTTCGTAATGGTATGAAAGACGGTATAGTAACTGGTTACATTGATGACCATGAGTTTAAACTCAATTCAACTACCAAGGAACTTGGTAATATTGAGAAACCCTGGAATATGAATCAGCAATCAGTTGCAAATGGTTTGGGAGTTAATGGAAACCTTATCGGAGTTAGTTCAACAACAGGAGAAGGAGCAACGGGTATAATGCTGTCTAAGTTAATTAGCCAGTTAAAAAATATCCAAATGCTTGTAACTTATGTATTGGATTTTCTTTATTCTCTAGAACTGCGTCTGGCAGGCTTTGATAATAAGGGAATAAAGATATCATGGGGAACTTCAACTATCTCCGACGAAGTTAAGGTTCAACAAGGTCTTCAGTATAAAATCCAAAATCTGGATTTATTATATAAGGCTGGTATCATTAGCCAAGACCAATATGCTTGGGCAATGGGTTATGATTCTCCTGATGAAGACGAACCAAGAGTTTCACTTGAGGACCAATTTGCTAAGGGTAATTCAGACCCTCAAGAGGGAACTAAGAAGAAGCAAAGGCAGGATGATAAAAACCAATCTGCTCGTAGGTCAAGAGATAAAACTAATCCGGCTCCATCTCGTGGAGACCAAAATACAAAAGCAAGATGAGTAAATTTACTAAGAAAAACAAAGAGCATCTTGATTCAATGGTGATTGGCCAGGGTCATACCATTATGGCTGGGTATATCCCAGAATCAGTTGGAGCCCAGGCTTTCTCAGAGAATTATTACAAATGGAAGACTCCGACACCGGATACCATTGCTCAATTTGGATTTTGGGGAGGAGATATAGATTATAATACCTATTATCCAAACCTTGATAAATCAGAACTTACTCCAAAGGATGAAGAGTTCATTGAACCTATGTTCAGATTACTTTCTGAAACGATTGTATCTAAGAACTGGAATCCTACTGACTTTGGTCAGAATGGAGTACTTAAGGCTTCTATGAGAATGTTACTTGGACAAACAGTAAATTGCGACCATGAAACCAATATTGGTAATGCCATTGGAGCTGTATCTCAAGTAATGTGGCAGGAGTCTTATAAGGATGGAAGTTTTACTATACCTGCAGGTATCAATGGTATTCTGAAGATTGATGGTAAAGCTAACCCAAGAATTGCTAGAGGTATTCTTATGGAACCTCCTTCAATTCACAGTAACTCAGTAACAGTACAGTTTAAGTGGAATAAATCACATCCAGGAATGGAAGATGGTGAATTCTACCAAAAGCTTGGTACTTATGACTCTAAGGGTGAAATGGTTCGTAGAATAGTTACTGAGGTAGTTCGATATATGGAAACATCCCTGGTATCTCATGGAGCTGATTCATTTGCTCAAAAGATTGGTGAAGATGGTAAAATCATTAATCCAACCTTTGCAAAAAGAACCTGGTCTTCTTATGAGGAATATCGGGATGACAAGTCCAAACAGTACTTCTTTACTGACTACAAAACGGACTTCAACTCATTCCAAGAAAAGGACAATACCCCAGATTCTTTTAATGATAATGGTACCCAAGAAAATCATAATCCTAATAAAGAAAATATGAACAAAGAATTGCAAGAATTTTTAGAAAAGCTTTTCGGAGATAATATGTTATCTCTGGCAGAGGGCAAAGAAATGACTCAGGAAGAAGTTATTTCTTGTATTCAAAGCTTGGTATCATCCAAAAACAGTCTTCAGACAACGGTAGATAATCTTACTACAGAGAAATCTTCTCTTACAGAACAGATTACCAACCTGAATGCAGAAGTTGCAAACTTGAAGGAAATGGCAACTGTAGGAAAGAATCACATTGCTTCTCTCCGTGAAAATGCTGTTACTACTTACAAGAAGTTGATGGGTGATAAAGCCGATGAAACTATTGTTACAATGTTGAATGCCGAAACTACTGGCATCGTTACTCTCATCTCCTTAACTAAGGATTATCAGAGTCGTCTGGAAGAAAAATTCCCAATGGTATGTGCAAGCTGTGGTTCTCATGATGTAAGCCGTGCTTCTTCTGTTGCAGAGACTGATGAAAAGACTGGAACTCAGAAACCTGCAACTACTTCGAATGCAGAAGCCAAGTCTACTTCGGAAACCCTCGAAGATTTGTATAAGAAGAAATTCAAGTAATAATCGATAAATATCACTGTTATGACTAAAATCGTAAATAAAGACCAGCCAATGACGCTGTTTGGGGAAAAGACCCCAAGAGCGGTGATTTACAAAAGTGAATCACACAAATTGCACCAAGCTTTCTGTGTAAAAGATGGTGAAACAATTTTGCAAGGTATGCCGGTAGCTCTTGGAGAAGACGGTTTAATTGAACCTTACACTGAATCTACTCAGGTATATATCGGAGTGGCAGTAACCGACAATGTAAATCCTGCTTACCAGGCACAGAACAAATTCCCAGTAGAGGTAACTGTTGCTGTGGAAGGTTACATGATTTGTAACTGGGTATCTAATGCTGCTGACTTAAAAGCAGGATATGTAGTTCCCTCTGGTGACTTACTGAACGGCCGATTTGTAAAAGCAAACCAGTCAACAGATGCTACACCTTTCATTGCCATCATACCTGCAGATGAGGCAAACGAGGTAATTCAAGTACTTATTAAATAAGAGAAGAAGAAACATGGAAAAAGTTGATATTTCAAAGTTGAAGAGAGAAGACTTCGCAAAAGAACTTCCTCAAATGGTACAGCAGTTGGATGCTTACCGTCAAGGTTCACAGAACAAAAAACCTGTGGACATCACATTAGGTGAACTTACCACTGGTAAATGGGGTATTACCCAAGATGAATTGTTCGAGAAGTTGGATATCAATCCGAAAATCGACACAATGGAAAACATCTTCACGATGCCTCAGCAAGATGTTCGTTGGATTGTTCCGGAAATCATTCGTTCTGCTATCACTCTTGGTATGCGTCAAGCTCCGTTCTATCCGGAGATTATTGCATCTGACCAGTCAATCAGTGGTCTTAGCGCAATCATGCCGATGATTAATATGTCCGATGCTGCACCTGCAAAGGTTAACGAAGCAGAAACTATCCCATTGGGAGATGTAAGCTTTGGACAGAAATCAGTAAGTCTCTTCAAAATTGGTAAGGGATTCAAACTTACTGATGAAGTTCGTAACTACGTATCTCTGGATGTATTGGCAATCTACCTTCGTGACTTCGGTGTTCAGCTTGGTTATGCAATGGATACTCTGGCAATGGATGTTGTTATCAACGGTAACAAACCCGATGGTTCAGAATCTGCTCCGGTTATCGGTGTATATGAAACTACGAATGGTATCACTTACAAAGACTTGCTACATATCTGGGTAAGAGCTGCTCGTATGGGACGTAACTTTACTACTATGATTGGTGGTGAAGACCAGGCAATCGAAATGCTGAACTTGCCAGAATTCAAAGAACGTCATTCTGGTACAACTGAAGCTACACTGAACGTGAAGTCTCCGGTACCTAAGAATGCTAACTTCTATATTCACCCGGGAACACCTGACCAAGGTTTGCTGTTGATTGATACAACTGCTGCTTTGATTAAACTGACTGCAAAACAGTTGATGCTTGAATCAGAAAGAATCGTATCAAATCAGACTCAGGCAATCTATGCTACTCTGACTACAGGCTTCTCTAAGATGTATCAGGATGCTGCATTGATTCTGTCTGCAGAGAAGAAGTTCTCAGAATTTGGATTCCCCGAATTTATGAACATTGACCCGTATCTCTTGGTTAACCTTGAGTAATAATACACCTGGTTTATTTTACAAATAATTCCATTTCTTGATGGGGTAGGTTTTGCGAGGACCTACCCCTAATTTTAAACATCTAAAAACTTAGTAAAATTATGGATAAATATAAAGTAACTGTAGGTGCTAAAGCTTACAGCTTCCATGACCAATCTACAGGTATTACAATTTGTAGAGGAGAAGAAAAAGAATTGAGTGCTCGACAGTACAGAACTAAAAAGATTCAGATGGCTTTGAATTCAGGTCACCTGCGTTTGGTTCTTGATAAGAAAGCTGTCGACAAATACTCCAATGATGACATCGATAAGTTGGAAAAGAAACTGAATGCTCAGTTCGAAAAAGGTATGGAAATCAAAAAAATTGCCAAAGCCTATACTCTCGAAGAAGCAACCCTTATCGCTGCTCGTCACGAAATTGTTGCCGACAAAGGTGATACAGTTGAAACTCTGATTCAGGTTCTGTTGGAAGAGTTCGAAGAATCTAAAAAATAAGATACCATGGACAATCTAGACTTTGTAGCTATTGCGAATGGTCTGGAAGTTTCATTTAGAGTATTAACCAAAGTCCCAGCCAAGGCCATTTTTGACTGGGACTTTGGTGATGATAAGGGGTCCGTTTATGATGTTAAACAACCTACTTATACTTATGAAAAGTCCGGATTCTATACAGTAGCGTTGAACATAACGAACTCCGAAGGACTTAACTTAAATGCAACTAAAACCATAATTGTAAATACCGAGTCCAAAACTACATTAACTGATAGTATATATAACCTAATCAATTATTACATTCCTTCAGAAATCTCAGATGGTATGTCATCAGAAGAGAAAGCAATGTACATAACTAAATGGCAGTTATATATCCAACCGCTAGTAAATCATATTATCCCACTGGATAAATATAATGATGAGTTAATGTATGAAGCTCTAGAAAACCAATTAATTATGGAATTGGCAGCATGGGATTATCTCAATGTTAAGCTCCTTAATTTATTAACAAGTACAGGAGAATACCTAAGTCAACTTACTTCAACCAAAGAACAAGTTGGTGATGGTTCTTCTAAACCGGAACAAGCTCGAGGTGATAGAATCAAACAAATCACAACTGGGCCTACTGAAGTACAGTACTATGATACACTTGCCGATGCAACATCTTCCCTATGGAAAACATTTTCTCAAGCAATGCAACCTGGTGGTATCATAGACGAGTTAAGAAAAAACCTTTGTATGTTAGCTGGACGATTGGAAATCTACTTACCATTCTGTGACCAAGCAAGTCATGTAGTAGTTCCAAGAGTAGTAGACAGAAGAAGACCTGGATTAATAGATGGGCCAAACCCCAGCTCTCCAGTAAAACGTAATGGTAGAACCTTAATTAGAAAATGATGACCAAGACTCCTCATAGATTGGTTAAGAACCGGTCTTGGGATAGATACAAGAAGATTATAAATGATTTCTTGGATATAGATGCTGGTAGGCAAACTATAACTTGGGCAAAGAATGTAAATCAACTCCTAAGTCATGGAGAAGATGAAATCCCTAAATATTATAATATACCAATCGAGGCATTATGTTATTACAATGCCTTCAGAAACTGGCCCATTAATAAGGCAACAGTAACTGGAGAACTCGATGATGAGAATTTATCAATACTGGTTACTAAATCATATATAGAACAACTGGGATATTTAACTCCAGAAGGCTATTGGGATTTTAACTGGTCTGAAGATAGATTTGTAATTAATGGTATCACTTATAAACCTTCGGGAGATACACAAGTTGCCCAAGCCAAGGATGAAGCATTAGTCTTCATGGTTATCCTAAAAAGGGACCGAGATACCAAAATACAATTCGTAGAATAAAATTGAAAAGTATATGGCAAAGATGTTAATGTTACGATGGAAACCAATTAATACTGGGAACGGTATTTGGTTTGACAGTAACCTGATTGTCTTGAACGGTACATCTGGAGTACATATTGAAAGTAAGAAAAGTAATTTAGACGTTACTACATTCCAGTCTATGACCGGAGGTAAGTTCGTTACTTGCTTTCAAGATTACTTTGGAGAAGTTTGGGATAAGATAATACCTCATCCGGGTATTGGCCAGGTGATAAAATTCCGTATCAATCAACTTCCAGATTATGCAATAATCAGGGGTGATATTGAAGACGGGGGAGACCCAGACCCAGAACATCCAGATATTCCAATGAATGCCTTCTGTGGAAAAGAAGGAGAACCATTCAGAGATAAGAATTCTGACTTCTTCTGTGGTAAGCAAGTAATCAATCCTTAAAATAATAACAATATGTACGTAAGTAAGTATTACACAAATGAAGAAATTGACCAAAGACTTTTACAAGGTTATTTTGATGACTTCGTAAAGGCCGGGTTTGCTGGAACTATTAATGAGTTCTGGGCATTCGTTCTTTCTATTGCCAATAAGGTAGATAAGAGAGAAGGATACGACTTATCTAAAAATGACTTCACAGATAAACTCAAAGAGAAACTGGAAGGCATTGAAGAAAGAGCAAACTACATCACTAAGCTTTCTCAGTTGGAGAATGATACTAAGTTCCAAACTGAAGAACAGGTAAGACAAGCTATCAGTGATTTGATTGATGGTGCCGATGATGCACTTGATACATTAAAGGAATTGGCAGAAGCATTGGGAAATGACCCCAACTTTGCTACTACAATTACTAACAAATTAACGGATTTACGTAATGCACTGACAGATGAAGTTAACCGAGCTAAGGAGGAGGAAGGGAAACTGAGTACCCAAATTAGTGAGGTTAACTCTAATTTCATTAAGGCAGTGGATTTACTTAATGATAAAATCGACACTGCAGTTACTAACCTTATCAATAAGATAGATAAGATAGAAGCAAAAGTCGATAAGAATACTGCTGACATTGCAGACCTCAGAAATGAAACTACTGGTTCATTGGCAGAAGCTAAGGCATATGCTAAAGACTTGGTAGATAAAGAAGCTGAGCTTCGTAAAACGGCTGACGATGCTTTATCAGAAAGTATTCACCAACTGAATACATTGCATATCAATGATAAGGCAGAGCTCAAACAAGACATTGCTGTAGAAGCCCAATTGAGAGCAAATGCAGATGCAAACATTCAGTTGAAACTCACTGAAGAAATCACTAATCGTCAAACTGGTGATGCTGCCTTAGAAAGTAAACTTTCTGATGAGGTAGTAAATCGTAAAGCTGCTGATGAAACTCTTCAGAATTCAATTACCAAAGAGGTAGCTGACCGTACCAATGCAGATAATACCCTCCAGGTAAACATTGATAAAGAGGCTCAAGCTCGGGAATCTGCAGACCAGGTTCTTCAGACTAATATTAATTCTGAAGCTGCAACTCGTACTGCTCAGGACCAAATCCTTGACCAGAAGATAACTGCCCTAAGTGAAAAGACTGATGGTGATAAGTCCGATGTACTTGCTGCAATTGAAGCAGAGAAGGAAGCTCGTATTGCTGCAGATGCTGACCTTAATTCCAAGAAGGTAGATAAAAGAGAAGGTTATTCTTTAACTAAGAATGACTTTACAGATCTCTTGCTTGCCAAACTGAATGGAATCGAGGAACATGCTAATTACATTACCTTGGTATCACAATTGGCAAATGATGCCGGTTATCAAACTGAAGCAGAAGTAGAGGCAGCAATTGAAAAGATTATTGGTTCTGCACCAGAAGTACTTGATACTCTGGAAGAGATTGCTAGGGCATTAGGTGATGACCCTAATTTTGCTTCAACTATCACCAAGAAGTTGGCAGCAATTACAGAAAAGGTAAACCAAGAGATTGAAGACCGGGAAGCTGCTGATGTAGCCCTCCAGGCAAATATAACTGATGAAGAAACCGCAAGAACAGAAGCAGATGCTGCTCTTAAGGAAGAACTTAAAGAGTATGTAGATAACTCGGCTGCTACTGGAGATACTGCTCTTCAAGTAGTTAAAGATAACCTGGCAAAAGAAATCCAAGACCGTAAAGATGCTGATGCTATCTTGCAGGCAAATATCGACAAAGAAACTGTTGATAGAAAGGAAGCAGATAAAACCCATACCGATAACATTGCTGCTCTTACTCAGAGAGTTTCGGATTTGGCTTTATCAATGCAGGATGCTATCAATACAGTTAAGAACGAATTGACTGCTCAGGTAAATGCTAATACCACGGCTATTGCTACTAACCAAGCAAATATCACAAAGAACTCTGAGGCAATCACTGCCATGAATAAAACCATTGCCGATAACTACAAAGAAGTTAAGGATATGGTTAATGAGGAAATTGTAGACCGTACTAATGGCGACAGTAATCTGAGTTCTCGTATTGATACTACCAACATTGCTTTGGGTACAGAAACAGCTGAACGTAAGGCAGCAGACCAAATCCTTCAAGTAAACCTGGATAAGGAAATTGGAGACCGTAAGTCTGCAGATACTGCATTGGAAACTGCTATAGACGGCAAGATTCAAACTTTAACGGTTGAAGTTGGTGGGCAATTAACTATCCTTACTAATAAGATTAATGGAGAGATAGATGAAAGGAGAGGTGCTGATACTTTATTAGAAGAGAAGATTAATTCCCTAAAGAAAGAATCTAATGAAAAGGTAGATGAACTTAAAACAAAGGTAGAGGCTAATACGGTAGCAATCAATACTGAGAAAGACCGAGCAACCGCTAGAGAGAATGCTATACAGGCCAATTTGGATACTGCAATAGCAAATCATAAAGACGAAGTAAATGGTTTATCTAAGGATATCTCGGATGAAGCTAATGTTCGTTTAGCAGGTGATACTGCTCTTCAGGTAAATATCGATAAAGAAGTTACAGACCGTACCAATGCAGATACCTTATTAGATAATAAGATTGCCCAGGAAATCTCAGACCGTACAACTGCTATCCAGGGTCTTGAATCTAAGAAGGTAGACAAGGTAGATGGCAAAGTACTTTCTTCAAATGACTTTACTGATGTTCTTTTGAACAAATTGAACGGCATTGAAGAACATGCTAACTATATCACTAAAGTTTCTGAACTTCTGAATGATTCAGGATTCCAAACAGAAGCTGAGGTAGAAGCTGCAATTCAGAAAATCATTGGTTCTGCTCCAGGTGTACTGGATACACTTGAGGAAATTGCCAAAGCCCTTGGTGATGACCCCAACTTTGCAACAACTATGACTCAGAAGTTAAATGAGTTAACTACGAAGATTGAGACAGAAACTGAAAAACGAGTTGAAGGTGATGCTGCTTTAGATGCTAAGCTTACTACTCTGAGTACAACTCTGACTAAGACAGTAGAGGATTTAAGAACTTATGTTACTGAAACTCGTACTGAATTGTTGGCAAGAGCAAATAATCAAGATGCTCTTATTACTCAGAATGCTGCCAATATCCAAAGAAACTTGGAATTGATTCAAGGTATTCAGAATAACATTTCTGGTTCTTACTTGGAAGTTAAGGCTTTACTTGAAACCGAGATTGCTGCTCGTAAGGCAGAAGATATTCGGTTAGAAGGTAAAATCGACCAGAATACTGCAGACTTGGGAACAGAAAGAGAAGAAAGAAAGGCTGCTGATAAGGCTCTTCAAGATGCTCTAGATGCAGAAGAAGCTGCAAGAACTGCTGCTGATACTGCCCTGGGAGTTCGTATTGATACCGAAATTGCAGAACGTAAGTCTGCCGATAAAACATTGCAGGATAATATCACTGCAGAGGCAACTACCCGAGCAGAAGCTGATACTGCTTTAGGAGCTCGTATTGATAAAGAAGTTACAGACAGGGAATCTGCAGACACGGCTTTGGGTACTCGTATCGATAACGAAGAAGATGCAAGGGAAGCAGCTGATACTACTCTGCAAGAAAATATCACTGCTGAAGAGACTGCCCGTACTGAAGCTGATACTACTTTGCAAGAAAATATCGATGCCACCAATGCTCATACTATCAATACTCATCGTTTGGATTCTAATCCTATACTTAATGGTACTGATATCAAACTCGATGGCTATGTAAAGGCAACCGGTACTACTCCTGCAGATTTGGATGTAAAGGTAACAGATACTACTTCGGCAGCCTTTGGTAAAGTACAAAAACGTATCGAAGTAGATAAGGCAGATGCTGATTCTAAATTCAATAAGGTAAAAGCTGCAGTAGGTCTTACCAATGATTTGGGAATGCCAGCTCTTACTGATACGAATTATATGGGAGGTTCAGTTGATGTAGTTGATTCTTTGAAAAAACTTGATGCTCAATTAGAACCAATTATTATCCCGGCAGCAGCATTCAATATATCTGCTTCGGCAACCTCAGAAGAGATTGCAGCAGTATTTACTGATGAATTGCTTAATGAGATTGCAAATAACACTACACACCGTCCTTATATATTGGTAGATACCGGCAACAATTTCTATCAACAATTTAGATTGAGTTTACAACTTAGTGGTCCTACTACTGGTGCCATTACTTTGAGATTCATGTATGAATTGGCAGGTATGGAGTTTTACAGAGAGTTCAAGAGAACTGCTCAAGGTGCTTGGTCTATTTCTACAGTAAGAGCTGGTAAAATTCTTATCGAAGGAGATGTAGTAAATAACTTAACTGCAGGTGGAACTAAGGTACCATTAAGTGCAGAACAAGGTAAAGCTTTGAAGGCTTTGATTGATGGTCTTGGAACTGATACTTCAGAACTGGAAACAGAACTCAAAGAATTAATCCAAACTACAAAGACCACTTTAGAAGCTTCAATAGCTACCGAGGTTCAGAATCGAAAAGATGCCGATACTGCCTTAGACACCAAGTTAACTACGGCTATCAATAAAGAAGTTCAGGATAGAATTGCTGCTGATACTGCATTGGGTACTCGAATTGATAATGAGGTAACTGCAAGAACAGAAGCAGATGCTGCCTTGAAAACTGAATTAACCGAGGACATACAAGGAGTTCAGGATGCCCTAGATGCCTTCATTGCAACTAAGGCACAAGCTAGTGGATTAGCTTCTCTGGATGAAAATGGTAAAGTACCTTCTGAACAATTACCCTCATATGTAGATGATGTAATCGATGTATATGCAACATACGATAAGTCTCCTACTGGAGATCTTTCTAATATCTCTCTCTTTGCAGATGCCGACCATAATACACCAATAACGGGAGAGGCAGGAAAGATTTATCAGAATGTAACTACGGGAGAACCCGGTTATCAATTCAGATGGACTGGTACTACTTGGTCTCTGATTGTTTCTGGTGGAGTAGTAATTGGAGAGATTACTGGTACTGCTTATGATGGAGCTAAGGGTAAGACTACTACAGACAATCTTAATGCTCTTATGGCTTTTAATCCTATACGATTAATCTCAATTGTTACAGATGCCTCTAAAGCTGCCATAAATTATGAAAGGGCAGATGGTACTGGTATCCAAGGATTACAAATTCCTACTGCATCATCTGCTAAAGCTGGTGTTATGGCTGCTGCAGATAAGGTTAAGCTTGATACTACTTTACCAAAACAAATCTCAGATGAGGTTACAGCAAGAACTGAGGCTATTAATGCTTTGCAAGGAGAATTGGCTGATGATATTGCTCAAGAGGTAGTAGATAGAAATTCTGCAATAGCTGCTGCTAAAACAGAACTCACTACTGCTATCAATAAAGAGGTATCCGACAGAAAAGCTGCAGATACTCAAGTAAGAACTGACCTTGAAGCTGCAGTTGAATTAGTTGCTGAAGACTTAAGAGGTGCAGATACTACTCTCCAGAATAATATCACTAAAGAAGTCAATGACAGAAAAGGTGAGATTACAAGAGTAGAGAAGTTAATTTCAGATGAAGCTGCAACAAGAGCTCAAGCAGATACTACTGTGAATGCCAAAGTAGATTCCCATATTGGTAATAAATCTAATCCTCATGGAGTAACTAAAGCTCAAGTGGGATTGGGTAATGTTAACAATACATCAGATGCAGATAAACCAGTATCTACTGCTCAAGCTACGGCTATTGCAGATGCCAAGGCTGCAGGTACCAATGCTCAAACCAATCTTACTACTCACATGCAGAACATGAGTAATCCTCATGGAGTAACAAGAGACCAGTTGGGATTGGGTACTACTGCTGAGATTATCTTTAAGAAGGTATCTGCTCCTTCTGGTTTATGGAAAGAATCTGACGAAAGACTTAAGACTTTCATTAAACCATTGGAACATACTCTCGATGAAATCTGCTCTATACCTACGGATTCATTTATGATTCGTGGTAATCACGATATAGGTACAATTGCTCAGACAATCGAAAAATATTTCCCAGAATTAGTTTCTGAGAATACGGTTAAACCTGAAACAGTTCCTAATCCAGAAGCCTTCGAAAAGGTAGAAAAGGATGGAGAAACCTATATCCTGGTTAAAGAGGTAGATTATTCTAAGATGTCAGTATTGGCAATCGAAGGTATTAAACTTCTGAAAGCCGAGATTGATGAATTAAGAGAAAAACTTTTGTTCACAAACTTAGATTAATATGGGTGAGATAGCAACATGGAGTGCTGTCAAAACTAAAGTAGGCCTTGGTAAGGATTCAAACGAATGCCCTACCAAGGCTGAATTGTTGGCACTCTCTCCTACAGGAACGGGAGAAAATTACGTTGGCTTGGAAATATCCAATGCCAGTTCCTATGGAAACAATGAAACCGTACAACTTTCTGATATTCATAAGGTAACCTATAGATATGCTTTTACTGTAGTAGACACAGTTTTAAACTTCCCAGCTTTGGGAGGGTATCCTACTCCTCGGTGGTTTGGTTTAGGTACTACTAAACAAAAACAGATAGATGGAGTAGCTATCGGAGATACTATTTCTGTGGGTTATACCCAATCTGCTTATCCGGACTGGATTGTTTATGATGAAGGTTATAAAGCTTCAGAAAATACAACTCTAAATCAACGTTCTGCAAGTTTAACCTTTACTCAGAATGAGTCAGGTAAACAGATAACAGTTCAATTTACTCAGGATGCAGGAGTTGAAACTTGGGAGTATACCTTTTCAGTTCAGAATCCAAATCTAAATTATACAGCTTTAGGAGGTTCTGCAACTCCCGCAATAGCAGGGTATAATTCATTTAAGCAAAGGTATATAAATGGTAAACCTGTGGGTACTAGTGTAGATGTAGGTTTTTCATCTCCTGACTTACCCTCTTGGATATTTATGGATGACGAGAATCACTATACTGCTTTAGAGAATAAATCAGAAAACTCCCGTTCTCAAGTATTTACTAGTACTCAAAATGAATCTGGTAAAAAAGTTACAGTAACATTTGCTCAATTAGCAGGTGTAAAAACTTATGGTACACCTACTGTATATTTAGGAAGCATTGCAGATATCCCTGCATCAGGAGGGACTGCAGTTACACCTACTTATACTTATTCTCAACTTTGGGGATGGAATGGTAAAACCAATGATGGTGGTACTATAAGTTCTGGAGCTTCAGTAGTATGGTCCGAAAATATCTCAGGTTCTAATCTTGGTACAACTGCAAAGGCAAGAACTAAGTTGGGAAGCCGTACATTAACCGTTACTCTTAATGGTAAATCTGGTAGTGCCTCAATCGATATATATCAGGCAGAGAATAAGATTACCAATACAAGTCAAGGTACATGGGTAGTTTCCATTTCTGCAAACCCAAGTACCTTTACCGAACAAGGTGGTACATCACAAATCTCTGCAAGTGCAAGGGCAAGTAGAACTAACCATTGGTCTTCAGGTGCAACTAATGCAGCATCCGATGCTACTGGTACTCCAACGTTAAGTATACCTACTGCAGTAACCGGATTCAGTTTATCAGGTACTACTTTGACTGTTGCAGAAAACACAACTGCAAATCAAAGAAGCGTAGTAGTAAGGGCAACTATGGATACCGTTTATAAAGAAGTTACGGTAACTCAAAGTGCATATCTAGTAGAATGGAGATATACATTAACTACTTCTACTCCAACGTTAAACTTTGATGCCTTAGGTACAACCAAATCTGGGACAATTAGTAGTTATCGTGAAAAATATATTAATGGTTCTTTAGTAGAAGGTTCACATGAAGGTGTTAATATCCAAGTTAAATCTACTTCTGCTGAAATACAAAGTGCTACTGCTGCTGTGGCTATTACCCTGAAAGAGAATACTACAACTCAAGCAAGAACTGGTACTGTAGTATATGAGCAGATGGGTTCAGGCAAAACCGTAACCATTACTTGTAGTCAGGCCGCAGGTACAGTAGCCATTAGAGAAGAGTTGGTTATTAAGGAGAGTTTCCCTACAGCTCCAAATATTGGAGGAACTGTTAAAGCTTTAGTAAGGTCTGGTTATTGGGACGTGGTAAATGGTAAAGATACAACTTGGCATGATGATACTCCTACTGTAAAAACTAAACCTAGTTTTGTAAGTAGTACTAGTGTAACTTATGAACTTGGTGTGGGATATCGTATAAGTGCTACTATGCCAGAGAATACTTCTGAATCTCAACTTAGTGGTAGTTTAAACTTAGAGTACGGTAGTAAAACTCTAAGTTTAGGTGTAAAACAAGCAGGTGCTAGTGTTGCTTGGTCTTATGAACTAAAGGTAAATAACGGTACTCAAGATTTAAATCAACAAGTGCCTGCTAAGCCTAGTGGTACTTACTCTTTTACCATAAGTAGTAAAAGGTATAAGATTGTTAACGGTTCTGTTACAAGTCAAAGTGAAGATACTACTTGGACTACGTCTATACCGGGTTCTCCAAGTTGGATTCATGTAGAAGAGCAATCTAATACACTCCTAGTAACCGTAGATGAGAATACAACTACTAGTCAAAGAAGTGCAGATATCGTTATATTTCAAACTGGTAGTAGTGATACTTCGATAACTTTGACAGTTGAACAACAAGCTGCAAGTATTACTTGGAATTATACCTTTAATATATTTCAGCCTTCATCCAAGGTACTGAATGTACCAGCTAAGATGATAGACCCCGATACTATTGTAGTTAATTCTTACAGAACGAAGGTAATCAATGGTACACAAACTTCAACTAAAGAATTTGTAGAAGTAACCATTGACCCAATCGAAGAATCCTGGTTAAAAGTTACCAAAAACAGTAATGACCAGACTCAAGCTGAGTTATTCGTAACTTGCTTAGAGAATAAAGTATCTTCAATTAGAAGTGCTACTGTAACAATTAGACAAGTAGGTACAAGTAATCTTGACCAAGTAGATATCAACCAATCAGCTGCAACTGTATCCTATAATTATTATATTGGTTTTAATAGTAATCCCGATGTAGGGGGATATTCCCTGAATTGGGAATGTACTCAGTTTGGTTCTAGTCATGGTCAATCTATAGATTTAAAATGTTGGAGAAAACCAGTAATTAATGGTATAGAATCTGATACTGAGGAAGCTGCAGAATACGAAGCTATTTTTAGTGGAGTTGATATAGATTCCTTTACAGTTACAAATACACCGTTATCATATGACCCAACTATAACTACCGTAAGGGCATATCCTAAGTCTATCAATGGTTCGGTATTCAATTTAAAGGGTACAGTACAATATAGGATAGCCGATTACCCAAGTAAATCTGCTTATCTGTACCTTACTCATAAACCAGTAGCAACTGTAAAGAGGTGGACCTTCCAATGGTATGACCAAGTTGAAAGTGTAACTATAAAGAATGTAAGTCATGATTCTAGTGCAGGTAGCATTTCTCCTATAACCATAATTTCTAAATGTGAGTACTTACTTGCTAGCAATCAATCCCAGGTTGCCTATACAGAGTATATAAAACCTAATGAAGACGAAGATACTGCAACTCCAGTAAGTTGGGGTAGGTTAGTAGAAAACGGTCAAACTGCCCAAAACAATTATGACTACGCTTATTTGGTAGATGAGAATAAGGAAGATTATGATAGGCAGGCTACCAGGACCTTTACTCAACCGGGTAATCCATCAAATAAAAGGTTATACCTATACGTAACTCAGACTAAACCCGTAACTATTAAACAAGAGTTTCATGCAGAGTTGGGTAACTATTACTCTTACGGTGATAGTAATCAAATCCCCCTTATTTACCAATGGTATAGCCCAGATTCTTCAGATACTACTGACATAGGGGATATGACTCCTGGAGGATATACCGGAGTTTGGTGTAACTTACCTGCTACTGGAGTAATAAATTGCATGATTACTGGAAAGCCTCAAACTGGTAAACCTATGAAAGCTAGACTAAGTAATCTTCAAGCAAGAACCATTGAGGATTTTGATAGTAGTAGTCCCACAGAAATCAATAAGGGTTTGTCAGTAGGTTATTCTCAACAGGATTATCAAATAGGTATTGAATATTCTCCCGGTATGAACAATTATTTTTTGATAACTCCTTCAATACTTTCAGAAGCTGGAGCTTATGGTGGAGGTATAAGGTTAGAAGTAAGTTTAAGAAGTTCTTATTCTAATAATGGAACTGGAACTACAATTGCAACAGTTACACTTACTCCAAAAAATTCTGACCATCCGACTATCTACTTTGAAGTAATCTACGGGTAAGTCTCTGTATTAGTAATAATACGATACTATAGCATTATTAATGTATATGGCCATATACGAATAACTTTAAAAATCAAATTTATGTTTAACAGCTTAAAACTCAAAAATTATGGGAGTAGAAGTTAAATCTGGTGGTGAGGGCGTAATCGTCGCTGACCGCGGTTGTAATGATGGTTGCTGTTGTAATGGACGCAATTCAGGCTGGGGCTCCGGTTGGGGTGCAGTCGGTGGTGCATTGGTAGGTGGTGGTTTTGGTGCTGCTGCAGTTTCTGTATGGGACAAAATCAATGACACTAAAGCTGACATTCAGAAAGTAGAGTCTACTGTTCAGGAAGCAAAGGCAGGTATCTATAAATATAAAGATATTTCTGATGCTGCCAGAGGAGTAACTCAGGAAATCAGCGGAGTTGCAAAAGATGTTGCTGGTGTTGGTAGAGAAATCCTTAACAATCGTTTCACAACGGAAAGAGGACTTTGTGATTTGGGATACAAAACCAATTCCGATATCCGGGATTCTCGTGACCAAATGGGAGCAGGCTTCAATCGTGTTATGGACCGTCTTTGCCAGATGGAACATGAACAACAGAATTGCTGCTGCGAAACTAAAGGTTTGATTAAAGAAGTGAAGTCCGAATTGGCTCTTCAACTTGAACGTTGCTGCTGTGACCTCAAGAATGGCCAACAGGAAATCAAGTGTCTTATCGAGAACACTGCTAAAGACCAGGAAATTGCCCGTCTCAACCGAGTAGTAGATGCTCAGAGAGACCAGAACATTATCCAGTCAGTAGTTGCAGCTCTTAAGACTACATCCACAACCCCGGCTTAATAATGACCGTCGTCATTACGTAAGCCAGATTAGGAAGGAGTGCATCTTACATAGGTGTATTCCTTTTTTCGTTTATACCCACCTAAAGATAAAACGATATGGAAAGTGAAGAGATTAAGAAAGAACCAACCAATGGAAATCAACTAAAAGATTTTACTATTCAACTTACATTGCCTGCTCCCAATGCAGAGATAGCAAAGGAAGTAGCAAATAAAGCACAGTCACTCATTGACCAATTTGGATACTATCAATTCTTAAACCTGGTAGACTTTATGCAAAGGAATCCAGGTGCAGTATCATTTGGTTTAAACTTAATTAATAAAAGATGAACATGGAAGATTTGATTTTTTCTAAATTGCAGAAAGGTGATACCATATACACCTTAGAGAGAGACAGACGTTCTGGGTATCCAATCTTTGATACCGCTAAAGTATTAAAAGTTGGTGAGAGCAAACCAAGAGCTACTGGCCCAGATGGAAGCTTTACAGCAAATACAGAAATCTCTATTCAAGACTCTGTATCTGCGGTGACTATATACCTTCCTACAGATGCTGCAGAGGGTATTTATAATAATGTTTATTACACTACCGACTTACGCAATATCGTAAACGAAGTAAATATCCAAAGGACTACTGCTGTAAATATCCTCAATAACCGAGAGAAATATGAGGCAGTAGTTACTGAATGTGATAACATCCACCATACCATTGAAGGCATGTTAACTCCTCAGCAACAACCAGCTCAGGCTTACAAGCAAGAAGAGTTCGAGGCTTTTAAATCTGAGGTAGCAGAGAAGTTATCCATGCAACAAGATATTCTTATGAAAATTGCCAGTGAGTTGGGATTAAATAAGAATAAAGATGGCAAGCAGAAAGGTTAACATAAACCTCTCGAATAATCTATGTGATATTCAGATTTATGTAGACCCTGTTAAACAACGTCAGGCTGAGAGGTTGATTGCCAAGACTCCAAGTATCATGAAGCTCGGATACGAGTTAGGTACTAGAAAGTTTGGCAATCAACTTCTTCGTATAGTAAGGCGTAGTTTAAATAATGGTCTACCTCCACCTGGTTCCAAAGTATCTTGGCCAAAACATTCAATTGCTACACTTAAGAAGTATGGAGCACATACCCTATTAAACCTTACTGGTCAATATGCAAGGTCAGTTACAATGGTAACTCAGAAAGATAGAACCTTTGTTGGTCTTCCTCCAGGATTAAGGAAGATAACATACTCTGGTAGAACTTCTCGAAAAACACTTAATCAAATTGCTATCATGTTGGAGTATGGTAGTAGAGATGGTAATCTTCCACCTCGTCCTTTATGGAAACCTGCTTTCGAGGCAGCAGGTGGAAATGTAGTTTTAGAGAAAGAGATACGAAATCAATTAAGAAAAGAACTTAGAAAATATACAAAGTAATGGCAGATTTTGAAGCAGATAAAACATCTGGTACTGGTCCTGCACTCGTAATGGTACATCCGTTAAAAGTGAATGATACAGAAGCAGATAAAAAAGCCATCCTTACCATTACAGTTAATGGAGTACCTAAGACTGTAAATCTTATTCAAAAGAAAGGCAGCCTTAACTACGAATACAAATTAGAAGTAGATAAGGAAGCCATAAACATATTGGGTAAGGGTGGCTCTGATACTTTGGCAATCACTTCTCAACGTAGGGAAATGATTAATGGTACTCCTCAAGGAGATTGGGAAAATGTAGAGGTTACTGCTGAATTCCTAGAGGAACCACCATTTACTGCTGGTATTAGATTTACTGATGCAGCAGAAAAGACTCTAGAGGTAAACATAACTTCTAAGAATCATACTGAACAAGCTATCACCGGAACTCTAACTATCAAACAGAGTGGAAGTAGTAATACTAAAACCATTCAGGTTATTCAGGCAGCAGGTGCAGTTTCTTATAGTTATAGGTTAGAACCACCAACTGTAAATTTAGTAGTACCCAAAGACCAGAATGCTAATGTATATGAAACTTCTGTTGGATTTACGATTACTGGATATAGAGATAAACTAATAGAAGGTGAAAAGGTATCTGAAGAAGTTATGGCTTTTAAAATGCCTACAGTTGGTCAATCACAGGATGTTAAGTTATTTAATTCTAATGTAACTGTAACATATTGGATTACTAATTATGGTAATATATCAAATACACCTCAAGCTACTTTGTCAGCAACGGTACATGCTAGAAAAACTGCAGGTATAATGATAGGTGGAACTTCTGCCCACTTTGAGTGTGTATTTACTGATGGTGGTACTTATGGATTCACTCCTTTGTTAGCTGCTCAAATGGTGTAAAATTATGGTAAATACAGAAGAAATAGTAGAAAGGACTTTTTATATCTGTCTACTAACGACGGCATTAAAAAGAAAGCTTACACTAAATCCTGATGACTACTTACCATTATCCTTAGAGAATGAGAAAAGATTTAAGGAGGATTCAGAAGCCTTAAAGAAATTCATACCTATCTTTGGAGTAGGTAATAATCAGGTAAAAGGTGCAAAGACTTGTCCCAGAATCACCATAGAATTGCAAGGGTTCTATAATGGTGATATTGGTGTGAACAAATATATCATAGGAGATAAACTAGAGAATGGTAACTACCAAGCTTCAGAATTTCCTTATGAGACTAAAGACATAACTCTGGATATACATCTTGTGGCAAATACTCAACAAGATATGAGATTACTTCATAGTATCATGTATGAAGCTTTGCCATCAAGAGGGTATGTAAGACCTTACTATAATGACCTGGAAGAATGGGAAGATGGTAAGGTTGCTCCTACTGGAAATCTTTATATAGAGATAGGTAATTACTATGACCACCCAGACGAAAATCATGGCCTACTCGAAAAGGTATATCAGTACATATGTAAAGATGGTATCTTGCCAGAAAAACTTGCAGGAGAAGGTGAATTAGTTCCTATCACAGATATCTCAGTACTCTTGGGTACAGTAGAAAAGCAGGAAAACGATTTACTTCAACTCCAAGTGAATAAGGACAATACTTCAGGGTATTAATTAAATAAGTAACTAACTTTTAAATTAAGTATAATATGCCAAATTCACCTTCAGTTAAGTTTGAGTTTGAGAACAGAAATGTTCAACAGACTACTCCTATGTTAGGAGTTTCATGTGTATTGGCTAGAACCACGAAAGGTCCTTATGATGACCCTTCAGAAATCATCACTTCTTTCTCACATTTCCAAAGACTCTTTGGTTCTGAGATAGTACCAGATGGTTCTGTATCAAATATTGAGAAGGCTTTTATGGGTGGTTCTAAGCTTCGTGTTATTAGAGTATTGGGTAAGGGAGCAACCAAGGGAGTTATATCTGTAGCTGCAGCAAGAGGTGCTAGAGCAGTAAGAGCTTCTGAAGATGGTTCTTCTGTTACTGAATCTACTTCTGAAGAAGCAAGTCCTAAATCTCTCTTTAAGTTTACTTCTGGTTCTACTACAGTAGGATTCGGATTGGTAACTAAGGGTTATGGAGACCCAATAGGTAGTGCTGAAACCTTCAATGTAAAAGTTTACAAACAAGCTAACACAATCTACTATCAAGTAGTAAGTGCTAATGGTCAGGTATTAGAACAAGGCTCTATCATTACCTACAAAACAGCAGATACTGTAAACAACACTTCAGTAGACTACCTTGCTCTAAGTGCTTTTGCAAAGAATTCAGAATACCTTGTACCGGTTATGACCGATACAGTAGAAGGTATCAAATCTTGGAATAACCTCATTAAATGGTTAACGGATGATGTCGATGGAACAAAGAACCCAATCGATATCAAACTTAACAATGCAGCAATTACTGCTGATGCGGTTACTCTTAACGGTACCATAGGTAATGCAGGTACTACTCCTACTGCAGACGAATGGATTGCTTCTCTCGAGTTCGTTAAGGACTACGTAGATGTATATCAGTTTGCTTGCTCTCATATTAATCAACATCTTACTACAGATTCTGATATACTTAAGGTACACAAGGCTGCAGTAGATATGATTAAGGAATTGCAAGAGTATACCTATTATATTGAAGTACCTAAGTATACCACTCACTATACTCAAGGCGACCATCCAAGAGATTTGAAAAGTATCAATACCTGGGTACAGACTTGCCTGGGTACTGTAGGTAACTCTAAGTATGTAGCTTACTTCGGTGGTGGTATTAAATACTACAATGAAGACGGTAACTTGGTAGATTCAGATGTACTGGGAACTATCTTTGGTTTGGGTGATGCTTCTGCAACTCAATTCGGTGTATGGAAATCATTTGCCGGAATGAACAGAGGTATTATCTATGATGGTAATGGTCCTGTATGTCCGAATTATGGTTCTCCTTCAAGAACTAACGAACTTAATGAGTTGGCTCAGAACTACGTAAATATCATTTGCGTAAAGGATGTACCTAACCAGGGTAAGAGAACTTTGTTATGGCATTGCTTCTCATCTCAGGTAAAACAAGATTCAGAAAGATTTCTGGCTATTGTAAGATTGAATCTGTATCTCAAAAAGAATCTTAGACCAATTCTAGAAAGATATTTAGAAGAACCAAATATCTGGAACACTTGGAATAAGATTTGGCTTGAGGTTAAACCTCTTCTTGATGCCTGCGTAGATGGCGATGCTATGTCAGAATATACCTGGATGGGTGACCAAGATGCTAACTCATACAGTGAACTCTCAGTGAACAACGAACAAGATGTTCGTCAGGGTAAGTATAAAGCTATCCTGAAATATAAAGATATCGTACCAATGCAAGAAGTTACAATGTCAATCATTATTGACCAAGCTTCTAAGTCGGTATCAATTGTTGAAAACGAATAAAACTAAAAGACATGGGAGCAAAAGTAAAAAATCCGAGAAAGAAATTCCTTTGGAGTATCACTTTCCCTAAGCACCCTATCAATACCTATCTGTTCCAAACTTGTACTTTGCCAGATATCGAGATTGACCAGGTTGCTCATGGAGACGTTAACCGGGACGTTAAAACTGCCGGTAGAGTTACAGTAGGTAACTTAGTAGTAGGGAAGTTATTAACTACTGCAGGTTCAGATACATGGCTTCATGACTGGCTCTATTCATGCCAGGATATGATTGCAGGTGGAGGTTTGGTACCAAGCCAATATTGGGAAAATGTAATCGTAAATGAACTTGCTGAAGATGGAGTTTCCGTACTTAACACCCACCTCTTCGAAGAGGTATGGCCATGTAAGATTACAGGATTAGACCTGGACAGAATGGCTTCAGAAAACACTATCGAAAGTATCGAATTCTCAGTAGGTACTGTAGATAAGTATTAAAAACGCTTAGTCTATTTTCACTAAGATTTTTAGGTGGGAGGGGTGGGATTCCTAGAAAGGGCTCACCCCTTTCTTGTTGTTACAGCGAACACTATGAACTAAAGTATAACCAAATAACTTATTTAAACATGGAATTAAATTGTAGAACACATGAGTTTATAACCCCATCAGGTTATAAATTCTCAATCAGGGAACAGAATGGTGCAGATGAGGATATCTTATCTAATCCTATGGATGTAAGAAACCTTATGAACCTTACTAAGTTCATTCGGGCAATTGTAGTTGATACCGACTTTACTCCTAATCGTAGATTAACGGTAGAGGATGCAGACCGTATCCCTTTGAATGACCGATACTGTATCTTATTTCAATCAAGAATCTTCTCACTTGGTGATGAAGTAGAATTTGAATATGATTGGGGCCAAGAAGGCGGAGTACAAACTTACGGTCAATCCTTAAGCGAGATGTTATTCGATAACTATGGAGAATTTCCTACAGAAAAGGAATTGGCCGAAAAACCAAACGCTATCCCTTATTATCCAGAACAAGGTAAGCTTACCGATTACGAAGTAACTCTATCTTCAGGTAAGGTAGTTAAATTTGATTTGCTTACTGGTGCAGGAGAAAGAATGTTGGTTACTTTACCAATAGAAAAACAAACTCGTAATGCAGCATTGATTGCAAGGAACTTACATCTTCAGATTGATGGTAAATGGGAAAAGGTAGAAAGCTTCCATTTATTCTCAGTAAGAGACATTGCAGAGATTCGTAAAACAATATTTGAATATGACCCAGTCTTCGATGGTAACACCGATGTAGAACATCCAAGTATACCTGGAAGAATTGATAAATATCCTATAATGCTTTCACCGACTTTTTTCTACCTGACGGAAGCGTAGACCACCCAGGTACATTCACTTATATATGTAGAGCTGAGGTAGCCATTGACTATCTCAGCTTTTTGCGTCTTCCGTATCGAGAAAGGAAAAGATTTAAGGATATAGCCGATGAGTATTATGAAAACTTAAAAAAGAAAACTAGAAAATGATAGACAGAAGAAGCTTAGTCGAGGTCGGTGTTGCAATGGTATTAAGAGACCGATTCTCTAATGAGGCTGGCAGAATATCGAACTCATTTAGAACAATGATGAACGATATGAATACCTGGAATCGAGGTATTCAAATGTCAACTTCTAATGCTTTTGAGTTTGGAAAAGAATTGGTTGGAGGTATGGCAAGGGCCTACCAATATTCTGCAGGAGTATACGACCAAGTATTCTTAGCTTCTAAAATGTCTGGAGCTAATGCTGCTCAACAGGCAAGGCTAATGCAAGTAGCCAAAGAAGTCAATGAGGTAACTCCTCTTACTGCTGCAGATATTGCATCAGGCGAAAGGTACTTGGCAATGGCTGGTAACAATGTAGAGCAAATCGAAAGAATGATTGGCCCTGCAGCTAAGCTAGCTTCTATCTTCAGTATGCCTTTTGGTCAGAAAGGTGGAGTTGCTGACTTGATGACTAACATCATGCAGACCTTTAATATACCTTCACAGAATGCTACTCAGGTAGTAGACCAATTGGCAACTGCAGTAACCTCTGCAAATATTTCTCTAACAGACCTTGCCCAATCTTTCCAATATTCAGGAGCAGAATTTAGAAATGCCAAAATCAGTATGGGTGATGCAGCTGCAGCCATTGGAGTACTTGGTAATCAAGGTATCCAAGCTTCATCAGCTGGTACTGCATTAGCAAACATGATGCGCTATTTAACACTTTCCGTAACCGGGCAGAAAAAGGGAGGTGGTGAGATGCTAAAATCTTTAGGCATTGACCCAAAAACTCTAGTAGATGCCTCGGGTAATCTTTTGAGATTAGATAAGATTATATCTATATTGGGAGATAAACTTAGAGGTAAACGAGGAATAGATATCTCCTCTGCTCTGTTTAATATCTTTGGAGTTCGTGGTACAAGAGCTGCCTCAGCTTTACTTCAGGATTACTGGACTGGAGCTAATAAGCTTACAGAACTTATGGATAAGGTTGCAGGTGCAAACGGTACAGTAGAAAACTTAACTCAAGAAAGATTACAAACTCCTGCTGGTATTATCGAACAGTTTAAATCAAACTGGGAGAACTTTATTGTAACTGCAGGTTCTACACTTGCTGAAGTCTTTAGCCCAGTACTTAAATTAGGTTCTGGTATCCTAAAGATTATTAACAGTATGCAAGAAACTTGGGCAGGTAAATTCTTGGTAAAGGTAGTTGCAACTGGTGCAGTAGTAGGTACTCTATATCAGGGATTCAAGTTTATTCAGGGTACTATCAAGATGATTAGTACCTTCCAGGCTTTAGCTACTTCAGAAACTAATGGTATGGCAGAAGGTATGGTAAGAACTAATGTTCAAGCTTCAATCCTTGAAGGTCACATGAGAAATATCTCAGCAATGATGATGAGAATGACTGCTATGCAAATGGCTCCAGGTAAATTCTTTGCATTACCAATGGGAGGTACCATAGGTAAAACCCGAAAAGGTACTGTAGTAGCAAGAGATGCAAGAGGAAGATTTACTTCAATGAGTACTCTTGCAGGAGCAGGGGTTGGAGCAGCAGTAGGTTCTACTGTAACTAAAACTGCAGGCCAACAGATTGCTAAGAAAGGTGCTATGGGATTTGGTGCTAGATTACTTGGTGGTAGACTTTTAGGATTCTTAGGTGGGCCTTGGGGACTACTAGCTTCTATAGCTATCCCTGCATTGATAGAAGTAATAGGAGGTCTTACTAATTCGGTGGATAATAACACTGCTGCTCTAAACTCGGAAGAAACCAAAGCTTCTATTCAAGATAGAAACCAACAGGCATTCATTGATGCGGTTAGAGGTGCAATCAGAGATGGGTTTAAGGATTCAAGAATTAATATATCAGTAGATGGAAACGAAGCTGGAGACTTTGCTCCTGGTGGTCAACAAGATTTTACTGGTATATCATTGGGATTAAACTAAACAATCATGGCAAGAATATTAAATCGGATAGCAGGTGGGGTTGTTGAAAAATACAATGACCTCACCAGGGATTCTGCAGGAGTTCTTACTGGTCCTTTAAATAAACTTTGGAGGGCCAGAATCTATCTCAATAGGGCAACTTCAACCTTGCCTAAAGATACTGCAGATAAGGGTAAAGTATATGACCCAAATAACCCATTCGGACCCAGAGCTAATTCAAAGAATCCTAAGTTAAATCAAAGGATTCAGGCTCAATATCGAATGGAATTAAAACATCAAATAGAAGGTGGAGTTCCATTTGGATACGAAGAAATGGACCCGGCTAAAGGCCAGAATGTTACGAAGAATAAAGAACTCTTCTTGGTAATGCCAGAAGTAAGAAACATGAATCAGGTAGTGATTTATAATCTTACAGCTAGCCCCTATCAATATATCACTCTTCAGAACAGACCACCTTCAATTGATTTCCGAGGAGAAACTACTTGGGCAACGATTAAATCAATGGGACGTAATACTCCCATGTACCATTATACTGGTAGTGAAGATATAATTCAATTCAATGTATCTTGGTTCTGTAATGACCCAGATAATCCAAAAGAGGTAATTACTAAATGCCGATTATTAGAAATGTGGACTAAGGCAAACTCTTATCAAGCAAGCCCTCCGATTTTAAAAATCGAGTGGGGTAGTTCTGGTATATTCGATAATCATCAGTACATTCTTACATCTGCAACCTATACCCTGAATAATTTCAGAAATGCTTCAAGGACTCGAGTAGCAGGTAAGTCATGTACAATTGAGGATTTAAAGTTATTGCCTGCAGCTGCAACTCAGGAATTAATCTTCAAAAGAGTAAGTGCTTATAACTTATCTTATCAGGATATTGTAACTGAAGAAGACTTAAAGAATACGAAAGGGATACAGATATGATAGACTTAAATCAATACATGACAGGAGCAAGTCCTTATGATGGAGCTATTGCTCTTAAGTATGATGAAGGAGATTATTCTTTAGAGGTAACTCCTCCTAATGTTCCTTATACAGATAACGATAAACAACATACTGTATTAGATGGAGAAACCCTACAGAGTATTGCTCATCGTTATTATGGTGATTCTGGTAAGTGGTACCTGATTGCTGAAGCTAATAATATCTTGAACTCTTTTCAAGAATTAGAACCTTATCAAATTTTAAGAATACCTATGTATGGCGGCAACTAGAAAACCTAACCAACCAATACTTTATAATGGAACAGCAACACCTTACATGGCTCTGTTCAATTCTGGAGGTATGCCTATAATGAATCCCATTACTGGCATACCTCTTGGCGCTTATATAAGTAATTGGAGCTACAAGTATGATGAGGAGAAAGAGAACTTAGCTACCATTACATTTGATACTGGAGACCCCGATACTGTAGATATCGAAGATCTCCAGGAAAGCTCAATTATTTACCTTCAGTGGGGATACATATATCCAGATGGTCAATTTATCTCTAGCCCAGTACGAAGTATCAAGGTTAGAGATTTGGATTGTGTATTCGATTCTACTGGTACTCATGTGACGATTAAGTGTATAGATACAGTTGGAGATTTAAGATTCCAACCACCTTATACTCATTCGGATTTATCAGAACACAGTTTATCCAACTTCTTGGATAATGGTTGTAATGATGATATAGGCGTAATCATAGAAATATTTCAGTAATGGCTAAACAAATAATAAGTAATAAAGTTTACGAGTCACTACAGGTCCCGACAGAACAAAGTCGAACTACTACTGGAAAGATACTTTACGCTAACCGGTTTAGTGGAGTAGCTCAAGTAGCTATGCCCAGTGATTTAAAGTCCTTGATAGATAGTGACTTGGGATTAATAGGAAATAACATCTTAGTTCAATTAGAACAAAAGATGAAAGGGTATGCAAATGGTCCTTGGTATATTGATTCCCGGGATGGTGTAATATACATACACAACCGTAAGTTTCAAGAAGAACCAGAATACAATTATATTTACCAATCAGAAAATGGAGAAGTACTTAGAGTATCATTCGCTACTCAGAAAGTAACCAAAAGGGTAAAGGCTCAATTAACTCAAGCCTTAGACCCAGAAGATAAAGGTTTAATTGTAGGTTCAACAGATATCACAGAACCTGAAAAAGAGAAAGAGGAAGTAACTTTACTCAAACCATTTGTAGCTCAAGTAGATAATACAATGGTAGTAAATTATGGTAGTGTACCTTACGAAGATTATCGTAGTCATCCTACTACTAATATTGCTGCCGAGATGGAAGCTGAACAAAGGTATGGAGCTAAAGCTCAAAAGTATAATTCTGCAATGAAAGAGTATGGTTCTCAGAAACCCTATGTTGCTTACAATGCAGGTAAACAAGAGGCTTTAGATAATCTGAGTACTGAGCAATATCGAGAAGCAATTAATACTGCTGTAAACAATTTACCGAACGATAAGAAAAGGGTTATTCAGCAAATCTTGAAGAACTCTAAGAACGGTAAAGAGTTAGAAAGTAATCTTAGGCAATTACTAGAAAACGAAAGATACCTATTTACTGGAGAATATAAAATGGAATACCTTGCAGAAGAATGGGTAGACCCAAGAGAATATGACCCAGAAGGTGGAACTATAACTCACATGGTGAATATCAGAACTTTTTCAAGTAATCCTTATGAAAAACAAATGATAGATAACCAATCTCAGAGAGGTATATCTGCAATGGAAAAGAATCCATATATTACTGTATACCCTGATACCTATAAAGTAGAGTATTCTGGAGATGGAGTTACTACACCCACTATGACTCGAAAGGTTAAAGCTAAAGTTAAGATACGAAGAATGAAGAAGGTACCATTCTTAGTACCAATCTATAAGTTATATCATAATCTCTTTAGTAGATACGGCGGAGCAGATAAGGTTACTTGGGCAATGAATGCTAATGCCAATGGAGGTCTTAAGATATCCGAAAGAAAGTTGGTATGCCAAATGACTGTAGTAGGTAGACCTTCATTACAATCTTCTCAGATAATATCTTTAGAGAATGTAGGAAAAAGGTGGTCAGGCTTTTGGTATATCAAGTCAGTACAACATTCAATGGATGCAGGTCAAGGTTATCTCTGTACATTAGACTTGGTTAAGAATAATGCAAGGGATGGACAGACTACATCTAAGACCCAACTTAGTACTCAGGACATTGTAAGTAATGATGCTAAGGATTCTGCTAAAACTGACTTTGGTAAGAACAAGAAGAATACTGCTAATGCTTCCGATATTGTACATGACTTTACCTACAATGAAGTAGTATACTTCGTAGAAAGATACATGGATGATAAGGGTAGAATTATCGATAAGAAAGGTGCAGGAGAGTTCTTACAGAATAAGTTCTATTATGATGAGATAAATGCTAAAGACCCTCAGGCTCTTGCTGCAGGTACAGTTCGTACAGAAGGTACAGTAGTAACTTCAAATGGTACAGCAATCTATGGTAAGACCAATGTGGTAAAGGCAGACCAATCGAAGGTTACTCCTTCTATGAAAGAAAGGTATAACTTTGATGAGTTTAATTGGGCAATGAAAGCTTATGAACGATATAAATCCAACAAGAAATAATGTACTCAACAGCTAAACTATTAACAGAAGAGGGTATCGAAGGTTTAGGTAGATACTACTCTGTCTACCGTGGTATAGTGGTAGATAATAATGATACGGAGAAACATATGAACCGTATCAAGGTATGCTGTCCAGAAGTCATGGGTGGAATTATTACATGGGCCTATGCAAAAGGCCAACATGGTTCTATCAACAATGGGTTCAAGTACTTAGCTCCTAAGGTTGGAGATATAGTATTTGTTACTTTTGAATTTGGAGACCCAACTAAACCCCTATGGGAATATCATGGTTGGGGACTACAACAAATACCAGACCCTTTGGATGGTCCTAATAAAATGGGTATTATAACTCCAGAAGGAAACGTAATGGTACTAGATGACGATAACGGAAAGCTAACTGTTTATATAAATGGAGATGTAGGCATTGCTGCTAAAGGAAACATTTCTATTCAAGCACAAGGAGATGTAAGTGTAGGTTCTGGTGATACAGTAATCTTAAATAAGGGAGAGAATCAAGGAGTAGTTAATATCAAAGAACTAACCGAGAAACTCAATAATACCATTAAAGAACTGGAAACTCTAAGAACTTTATTCAATTCTCACGTACACTCGGGTGTAACTACTGGACCCGGTTCTTCAGGTCCTACCGTAACTCAAGCAAGTCAACCGTTCTCTACTTTCAAACAAGAAGATTATGAGGACATTAAATGTATACACTAATGGATAACTATCTTACTAACATTGTTGGAAAGGGTATGATATTCCCTATTCAACTTACAAGAAACGAAAAGGGTGAAACAGGTTGGTATCCTGTTAATGGTGATATGGCTTTGGTAAGAAATAATATAAGCTCTATAATGTATTATTTAATAGGACAACGATTTCGACAGGAAAACTTTGGGAATCGCCTATGGGAATGTATAGAAGAGCCAAATACACAAGCCCTAAGTTTTATTATTAAAGAGTTTATTAAAAGCTCAATTGGTGCATGGGAACAAAGGATTACCTTTAAGGGTATCACCGTTTCTAGACAAGGTGCTAAAATAAACATAGAAGTTCATTATGTAGTTAATGAAACTTCTACTAGTCAGTACCTGTACCTGACCTATGATAAAAATGAAAATTCATTAAACTCTTATTAATATGGGAATCACTAATAAATGGCTCAACCCTTATCAGAGGTCTTACCAACAGATTAAGGCCAAGCTGATAGAATCACTTACGAATATCAAAGACAAAGATGGCAATGTACTCGTAACTGATTACTCGGAAGGAAATATATTAATCATTATCCTTTCATTGTTTGCGGCAATTGCCGAAGTTCTTCACTACTACATTGATAATATGGCAAGGGAATCCTTCTTACCTACTGCTCGTAAATACAGTTCAGTAGTTAGGCATGGAGCTTTGGTAGATTATCATGCAAGAGGTGCTATTGCAGCATCAGTAGATTTGGTAGTATCCAGGGATGTATCTGGAGATTCTATTGGTGCTAAATTAACTATACCTTCTGGAACTTTATTTACAGATTCTAATGGTAACAAATGGTTATCTTCTAGGGATGTAACTTGGTATGCTAATGTAACTACTTGTAAAGTTCCAGTTGTACAACATGAATTATATACCGAAAGCCAGATAAATGGAATGGTTATACCTTCAGATGAAAGGGTAACTATTACCTTAGGTACATTACCTAATGGTAAGTACTACGAACATGGAACTATGAGTATGAAGATTGGTGGAGAATCTTGGGTATTGGTGAATACCTTTGCTTATTCAAAACCCACCGATAAACATTTCATGGTTACTATGGATGAAGCTTTAAATCCATATATCTTATTTGGTGATGGTAAATATGGACAGAAGCCTGCAGCTAATGCCAAGATATCTGAGGTTAAGTTCTACCTTACTACTGGTATCAATGGTAATGTAAAATCTGGTATGATTACTTCTGTACCTTCAGTTATATCTTCATCAGTAACAGATGCTACTGTATCTAATACTTATGCTGCAGGTGGAGGTTCATCCTATGAGAATTTTAGTATGCTCAAGGAACACATACCTTTGAGTGTAAAGACTATGGGAGTAGCTATTACCAAACAGGACTTCATAGACTTAGCTAAACTGGTTGATGGGGTTAGTAAGGCAAAGGCAGAATACGAATGTGGTAGAAAACTAATCGTTTATATATCTCCTGATAATGGTGCTACTGCTGACTCTAACCTTATTCAAAAAGTATATGATGTATTACATCAGAACTCACCACTTACTACTTGGTTAACCGTTAAGTCTGCAGGTAAAGTAAATATTATCTTGGATGTAGAAGTTACTGGGAAGAAGTCTTATAAAACTTCAGAAATACAATCACAGATTCTTAGTGCATTATTTAATGCTTATTCTCCGGAGAACTCAGACATTGGTGGCAGCGTAAGAATCTCTGATATCTATGCACTCATAGATAATCTTGAATCAGTAGATTATTTACACTTGAAGAAGTTCTATACTAAACCATGGCCTACTACGGTATACGGTAACAAGGAATTAATCCTTGGTCAATTCCAATTAGACGAGGCTAATGGTAGTATGTCTTACTTTATATCTTTTTCCTCGGGTACTCAATTTACAGTACGTTCAGTTAAGGGAGGCTTTTCTTATGATGGCCAAGTGGGTAAGACTACACAGATTAGAGATACTATAAATGGATTTGTATTTGCCTTGGATATCCAGAACAATGGTTATCAATCCGGATTTAGATATACCATAACCATTGCAGAACCTAACAAGGATTATACAGACCCAGGTTATAATATTCCGGTATTCGAAGACTCAAGTCAGTTAACACTTAAAGTAAATGAAATCGTATGACAAATCTTAAAAACCTAATTGATTTCTTACCTTTCGAATTTAAAGAGCAAGATACTTATAAAGTCGACGGTAAGGGCATATTAGAAAGATTTCTAGAAATTTGTGGTAACTATTTCCAAGAAGATATAACTAAAGATATTGATAATATTCTAGATATAATCGATATCGATAAAACTCAGCAGAGGTATTTAAATTACCTCTGGGAGTTCTTGGGAGCATTACCATTTGCTAGAACCGGAGAACACAAGGGAGTTCCCAACTTAAGTGATGAACAGATTCGAACTATCTTAAAGTATTCAATCTCATTACTTAAGATTCGTGGCTCAAGAAAGTTCTTCGAAATTCTTTTTAATATGTATGGGCTAACCTGTACAATTACAGACCCAACCGATGGAGAGATGGATAAATGGGAAAAGGTAGACCCCTTATATGATACCGATTATTCTCAGTACGACAAATACAACTATGATAAGATTTATGGTTGTGCTCAATGTATAGAGGTAGGTATTTCTATAAGCGGTCATGGGTTTACTTCCCCCACTCCAGAGTTCAAAGCTTTCAAACAATCAATTGATAAGTTATTCGATAGATTCTTACCATACAATGTATCTGGGAAGATTGCTTATGGATTTGATTTGGCTTACAATTATAAAATTATAGCTGAACCTCTTATCAGTCCTGCAAAGATTGTAACAGGACATATAACAGAAGTACCCATTAGAGTAACCGTTACTTCTGATTACGATGATGCCGATTTAAGATATCAGGTAACTGGATATGACCCCTCTGAGAATAAGTGGAGCTCAAAGAAATATGAAAGCGGTTCTATTTTCTATGCAAGAAAGGGTGACCAAAGATATTACTTTCGAAGTGTAGGAGATACTTCAGTAACTACCTATGTAGATATAGGTTTAGAATATTACACTAAATCTTATCACATATATGCCGACTTGGTAGAAGGAGGAACAGACCCAGATAATTTAGTAATTACAGGTACTAATCCAGTAATCAAAGTAAGGGTAACTGCAAATATGAATTATCAGGGAAATATTAAACCTGTATCCGTACAGTTACTTAATACCTATGAAACTAAAGATTCTGGTTCTGTTTGGGAAATAACCTCTGCAGGTACATATGAATGGGTTATTGCAGACTTCCCAGCAAAGAAGGTTACCTTAACCGTAACTGCTATTGCTACTAACTATACTGTACTCTGTGAACCTCGGAATATAAATCTTACCAACGGTGAAAAGTCTTTGATAACTATTCGTTCTTCAGATCCTAACGAAGATACAAGTCAACTTATTGCCGTATGTATTTCAGACCCCGGTATTTTAGTTCGTAATGGTCAAAGATGGGCACCAACTACTACTGGTACATTCCAATTTAGATGTACTAAAGATGACTCAGGTAATGCTAGTAATTATGGTACAGTAGTAGCTTACAGATTAGGTTATACGATTAACTACGATATAGGCGTATCAAACAAACAATTAAACCTAAATGCTCAAGGTTCTGCATCAGTTAATCTTTGGGTTACATCGGGTATTTATTATTCTACTTTCGAAAGTGCAAACTTAGGTAGTTATTTTGATACCGAGGTGACCATTTACAAAAAGAATACCCAAGGTACTTGGGTAAAACTTGGTACTTTAGAATTAACTAATCGCTATGTAGTTGGTCCTGATTTCTACTATGGTAGAAGTACAGAATACCAATTTAATGAAGCTGGAAGTTATAAATTTGAATCGGTGGGTGATGCTAGTAAGTCTGTAGAAGTAGAAGTACTTGCTTATATACCTACTCCTCAATCCTACTTGTGGTTAGAACCTTTGAATGAAGAGGATGAGAATTGGTATGAATTAGAACCTTACTCTGAAGCTGAAGCAGATGCAGGAAAGTATATCAGGGCAGGCTATCAATTAACCAAATCCAAGAATTGCCAATTCTACCTACGTTGGGGAGATGGTGGTAATATGATAACTGGGATTGACTTAGAGGGTTCATCTGAGAAATACAATTCGAACATTCTTATCACTTTCGATAAAGCAGGTAATTATGAGTTTTATTATCAAGGTTCAGTAGTAAGCCTTACGATTAAGGATGTTATACCTAAGTATATTTTAACTTGTAATCCAGTAAGTGCAGAACTAAGCAAAGATGTACAAGAAGTATCTACTATCGTAACCTGTACTTCAGATACTGGAGAAGTTTCAGATATTGTATATGAGACAGCTCCGGATGTGGTTCATCCAAGCCCTTATCAATTCTTTACTAATTTACCAGGTAAACATACTTTCTATGTGAAAGCTAATCCTGCAGTTAAAGTAGTATTCATAGTAAACCTGTTGGATGTAGTTGATAAGACAGAACTTACTTGGGAATCCAATGATATTTCGGAACAAGGTATTAATATATTAGTTCCGGAAAGAACAGAATGGTCACTTAAAATAGAATAAACAAAATGGAAAGCAGCTCTTTTAACACATTATTTAAAACTGGTATCATTGGATTCACTTCTGAATGTTATGCCATTATCTTTAATTTGAGGTGGATGATTTTATTAGCCTTTGTACTAATACTTACAGATTTTTGGTTTGGGATATCTGCAAGTAGGGCAAAGAAGATTGAAATAAGAAAATCTAGAGCCGGGAGAAGAACTCTTAATAAAACCATTGATTACTTGTGTTACATCTTACTGGGTGCCGTAATAGGTAAAGCCATCGGAGAACCTTACGGATTAAATCCAATAACAGTATCTATAACGGTAATGGTATTATGTTACTGTTTTGAAATAGATAGTATTTATAATCATATCTGTACTTTACATGGTGTAGAAAAGAAGTACAGTATCTGGTCTATCTTTTGGAAATTGATAACCTTCAAGTTCAAGGCTGTAGGAGAGGCTTTCCAAGATATGAAAAACCAATCGAAAGAATATAAGAGTAATAACAATAACGAAGATACATTATGAAAACCTATTTTGATTATGAAGGTATAATAAAGTCTAAGGATGCAGCTGAAGCTATAGCTGCACCAGTAGGCATTGGCCCATTTTGTGGATTTGGTTCTGCAACGATTGTAAATAATGCAATCACTCTCTTGCCTAATGGAGAACCTACTTCTCCTGCATATCAAGCAATAAAGGATAGAATCCTTTCAAGGTATATGACTAAAGCTGCAGATTCTGGTGAAGGACCAGATACAAATTTTGGTTGTATAGCAAGGGATGGTACAATCTATATTTCTGATAGTGCTAATATTAGTATACCTAATATTGAAGGCTCAAAGGGTTCTAATGAGGATGTGATTGTATTTGCTTACCATACACCTTTGGAAGAGCCTGTACAGAATCCAGTACAGTTCAGAGCTTTCTGGAATGAATCTAATTCGTTCTATTCTCTGTACAAGAAATCAGTAGACCCATTATACCCAACACCCAAGGATTCTAGAAACCTGTCAAAAACAAATGTATTAGAAGATAATGAATTATCATATGAGTCTCTAGTGAATAGAGCTATGGCTTCAGTATCTCAAGGTTTGGTAGACAAATCCTCAATGGTATTAATTGGTATATATGGGCAAGGTACTAATTCAATGGATAACTCAGTAGAGAAATATTCTATTGTTCCTTATGCAGGAAAGTTTCCCCAACCAGTAGAATATAATACTGCTATCCATGGAATGCAACAAGCCAATATAGAAACTCTCTTACGACTATTGCAAGGATTCCCAAACTTTGATATCAAGGCTTACATTGATGAAAAGCTTGGTGGTATGGCAGGAGCTAATATACCAAGAGGATTAATTGCAATGTGGAATGGAGTTTCCGTACCAGAAGGCTGGGCTTTATGTAATGGTCAGATTGTAGAAGATTTACAAACACCAGACTTATCAGGTAAATTCATTGTAGGTTGGTCATCCGGTAATGAAGATTATAATTTGATTGGTAATACTGGTGGCCAAGAGAAAGTAACTCTTTCTACTCAGGAGATACCTTCTCACGTTCACAACTTTGCAGATGCTTACTTTATCGAGGCTCATTCAGATTTGGTGGGAGCTAATGGTACTCAATGGATTGGTAATAACCTTTCTGGTAGTAATAAAACTGATAGAGATAATTCTTATGTATGCCTATGGGACCATGATACCAGGGCTGCAGGTGGAGGTCAACCTCACGAAAATAGGCCACCTTACTACGTACTGGCATACATTATAAAACTATAATATTATGTCTTAACTACTTATATTGTTGACAAAGAACTTTTAATTTATGGATTATAGGAGAGGGACGTTGGGAAACGCCCCTTTTCTTTTGTGTTTAGTAGTGAAGTTCTTCTTTAGCTTTCTCTTCCCAATATAAGATATCTTGTTTGAGTTCTCCTATGTATTTAACCGACTTCTTAGTTCTAGGCATATCAAAGAACTCAACCAGCATTATATTGGTGATTCTTTCTCCATCTTTAATTCGTTCTTTAATATAAGGAGGTGGAGTAAGTAATACTTCAAATACCATATAAGCATCTGGAGATAATTTCTCTTTCATATACTTATATAATAATTCAAGCATTTCTTCCTTAGCCTTAACCTCTTCATCGTCATCTTCTAACTCTTTATCATTATCAAATAAGTCTTCAAGTTTAAATAGGTTCTGATTGTATTCTGCAATCTCTCCATAGGCAAATCGAAGAAGCTTATTCTTAAATGTAGCAAGAGATGATAAGATTCTTGCTTTAAGATGTTCTTCACTACAAGTACCGTAGTACTTATTAAAAACAAATAACATTTTATCCCAGAAATAAGAAGATATTATATCTGGAGTAAGGTTGAATCTTTTGTAATCTATCTGTTTGGTTAGGTTCCTAATAACAGGTTTACAAACTTTATACAACCTATTAAACATGGCTTCATCATAATCCTGCATAGGTTTTAATCTGTGCAGTTCTGAACCATTATTACCGTTGGTCTTTCTCATATCTTTATAAATATTTCGTTAGTGCAAATATATAAAATTATTCATTATATAATATAAGAATATCAAAATATTTCACCAAGCGGCTGAGGATTAGAAGACTAGATACTGTGGACATGAGTTCAGAACTATATGGAGACTATCAAAATCTATTAGTTATTATATTGCAATATATTAATGTATGAAAAAAGATAAAATCAAATTTAGCTTTACACCGGACTTCCAGTTGGAGATACTCCGGTTCATTATTCAAGACAAGGAAGGAGGTTTAGTACTGGGAAGGTTAAAACCCAGTTACTTAGTTCTTATTGAGCATTCTTTAATATGTGAGGGTATACTTAAGTACTTTAAGAAGACAAAGAAGATACCCTCTCAGAATGTATTAAAGGAAGTGATAAAAGAAATGCTAGAATCCAAAGCTTATGTAGACTTAGTAACTAAGGATGACATCCCAACTATTGAGAGAACCATTAAGAACCTCTATTCAATTCAATTATCAGATTCCGAATATATTAAAGAGAAGATTTATAAGTTCTCTACTTATGTTGAGATGAAGAACTTGAATGATTCATTCGATTTAGATAACTTCGAACAATACGAAGAATACTCTAAAAAGATTGAGAAGGTTCTTCAAAAGAGTAAGCCTAAGAAAGAGGATGAACCCTTATATATGATTCGGGATGTTACGGAGAGACAATTCAAAAGACAATCAGAACCATCCGTAGTTCCATGTCCATTTAGGCAATTGAATGATTTGACCAATGCTGGTGGATTTCCAGTAGCTTCAGTAAATGTAATCTTGGATAGACCTAAGGCAAAGAAAACATTCTTCATGGTAAACCTTACAAGAGGATACCTAAGAATGAAGAAATCGGTATTATATATAGATACAGAAAATGGTCAAGAACAAATCATGGACCGTTTCATTCAATCAAGTATCAATAAAACAAAGAAGGAATTATATTCCGGAGATTATGATAAACTCGAGGCTAAGCATTTAAGGAAATTGGCAAGGTTTGGAGTTGAATTGGTAGTTGAAAGAGTACCCGCATTAATTACTGACTGCAATTATATAAGAGAGAAGATATTAACTCTTAGAAGCCAGGGAATTGATATTAAGGTATTGATGGTCGATTATGCAGGTAAGCTTGCATCATTAGCCAAAGATAAAGAGGATTTTGATAGAATCTCAAACGTATATATTGACTTACAGAACTTAGCAGAGGAACTACATTTAGATATTATATGGACTGCTCATCATATTACAAGGGAGGGTAAGAAACATAGAACTACCAAATATGATGAGAATGATATCTCGGGTTCAATTGCAATTGTTCGTAATGCTCAATTTATAATGGGTCTTAATTGTACTGGCCAAGAAGAGAATGATAATATTCTTCGAGTTGAGATTGTAGTACAAAGGGATGGTCTTCCCTCGGGTAGAGCATTATTCAAATGTGATGTTGAAAGACAAAGATGTACAGAATTTACTAAAGAACAACGAAAGCAATATGATGAACTTTACGGTGCTAAACTGGATGAGCAATTTAAAAAGAAAGATAATCCAGATGCTGATTCCAAGAAAAGAGAAAGGACAACTGGAGATATATAAATGTAAACTCGGTATTCATACTTGGGTAACTGAACATTGGTGGGAATTTAGGCAGAGACCTAGAAATATCCTTACAAGGAAAGGAGGTAGGAAGAGAGTTCAATATTATACTAAATATCGTACCAGAACCTATTGTAGAATCTGTGGTAAAAAGAAGAATGAGAACAAAGAAAGTAGAAGTAGTAAAAGATAGATGGACTGATGGATTAGCTTTAGAAATATCCCATAATGGTTGGCAAACAACTTCCATCAGTAACCTGGATTTAGAGGATTTAAAGAGAATCCGAAAAGTAATTCGTAAAGCTATAAAGGAACATGAAAATAACAAATCAGTTTAAGTCTAAGCTCAAAACTTATTTCATTAAAAGACTTGGAGCTTTTGAATATAAACATGGCTGGATGAAACTCCCAACTTGCCCTTACTGTCATAGGGAATTAAAAATGGGAGTTAATCTTTCCATGTACAGAACTAATTGCTTTAGATGTAATGAGCATCCGAATCCTTCACAATTAGTTATGGATGTTGAGGGATTCGATACTTACCATGAACTCATAAATTTCTTAAACAATGGACAATTCGAAGAACTTGAATTTCACGATGAAAAGGTTGAACTTGCAGAAGCTAAGCCTTTGTACTTACCCGATAGTTTTAGACTCCTTAGTATCGGAGATTCACAAATTGCAAGGAGCATTAGAAGCTATGTCAAAGGCCGCGGATTTAGTATCGAAGAGTTATGTAAACATGGAGTTGGTTATGCGACAAAGGAACCTTTCTTCGGGTACCTTATTATACCGTTCTATTATCATGGCCAACTCAGGTATTATAATGCCAGAAAGGTTATCGGAAACGGTCCTCGGTATAATAACCCCAACAAAGATATCACAGGCCTTGGAAAAGAGTTTATCATATTTAATTATGACGCATTGGAAATGTACAGGTCGGTATTCATTTGCGAAGGAGCACTTAATGCTCTCACACTTGGAGATAGGGGCATTGCCACAATGGGTAAAGCTATTAGTGCCTACCAAGTCAATGAGTTACTTAAATCCTCATGCCAAAGATATATTATATTGTTGGACCCAGATGCCAAAAGATATGCAGTCAATCTTGCGCTCAAACTTGTTGCCTATAAAAAGGTCAAGGTGGTGTTTTTACCAGATGGTAAAGATGTAAATGATTTGGGAAGGAAACAAACACTCAAGCTAGTATATCAAACAAGGTATCAAAGTTATCAAGATTTAATTCAAATCCGAAACTCTTTGGAGTAAGGATTACCTATTATATTATATAACTTAAAATATTAATGATATGATGAAGATAATCGATTATGTAGTTAAGACTTCAATAGTTTTGGCTGCTCTTTTAATTATGGGATATTTCTTCCCAGTTGTAAGTTGGTTTGAAAAACCCCAACCAAGGAAGAATATGGTTTTCAGATGTGAGATGGTTGATGGTAAAGTTAGGGATTATACTTTAAACTTACCCGAAAATGTTACTTGGTATGTAGGTACCAATAGAGGTTCATATTATGTATCATTTGGTTCTCCCACTAAAAACCTTTATGGGAAGAAATGCCCAATAGATAATAACGAGGGTTGTATTAATGGTGTTTTAGTTTGTAATAGAGTAAAATGAGAGAACCCAGTATTCACATTACTAAGTCTCAATTTGAGGAAATATTAAATACCTTAGAGGTAGATAACTTCCCAGTTGAGGCTTTTTTTGTTATTGCACGAAAAGAGGCAATAAATACTAGAGCAGTGGTTGTTTCTAATAAAGGGACAACTAAGAAAGTAACTAACATATTACTAGCATCTAAGGGTAATGCTTCCCTTGTTGCCGATATATTATATGCTACTCGTATAAAGCTTAAGCATAGAGGAGTTCGTAAAATAAACGAAAGTAATACAAGGGAATGGGCTTTATGTAAAAAGCTTGCTGAGATATGTAATACCTTTTGTGAGGATTTTAAATTTGATACTCGGGAAGGATTTATTAAATACATTGAGACTGGTTTAAAGAGGATGACAGATTATCGTAATGTTATGCAAAGGTTAATATCCATGCAGGACAACATTACTAATCAAACCGAAGCTGAGATTAAATTACAGTCAGCAGATTTAGAACTTACTGCTAAGGTACATGATTACTTTGTAAGTAAGATTGCTAAGGCAACTGGTATATATGAATCCTATGAAAAGAATCCTGAGAAGTATGTTCACTTCGCTTATGTAGCAGCATTCCTAGAGGAAGAAGGTTGGGATTATAAGGATTTCATAGATGCTCAGTTTGAATCCTTAGCATGGTGTAATGGTCTACCCGATATTGCTCAATTATATACTGATAAAGCAGTAGAAAGGTATAATAAGTATTTATATAAAAATAAGAATAAAAAATCCTTAGAGGAACCTCAAGTTGAGGGCTCTCTCTGGGATAAGATTAATAATTAAAACATAACGTTATGAAAGCTTTAAAATTTTTAGGTAACAGAGTAGAGGATGCAGCTAATGCTTTTATTGATGTCCTCAAGTATTCGGACCAGTCAGTAGATTACCCTGATTTCAAGGACATTGAACCTTGGCCAGAGGATATTGTTAATATGTTCAAGGATGCACTAAAGGATAAACCTTTCTCTGAGATTAGTGCTATCCTTATGTATACTCAACAGTCGTCAAGGTTTGAACCCATTGCAGAGCTAATGCTTGGTATTGGTTTAGTAGAAATGAGACACTACGACAAGTTATCAGATTTTCTACAAAAGGCAGACCCCTATGAACAGGATTCTGTGATGGATATCTATCCTAAAGTGGAAATAGGTTTTTCTCCTGAAAGTGCTTTGAAGATTGCCTGGAACTCTGAGATAGAGACCATTGGCAATTATAAGAAAATTATGAATAGTCTAGCCTTATATAGTGAACGGGCTGATTATGATGATGTGATGTATTTGTTGAATAAGTTAATTGCCGATGAAGAACATCACATTAAGCTTATCAAGGAAGCTATGGGAGTAGATGATTCTACTAAGAAAGGTGTAACTGTAATTATCAAATGAGTAGGATAATCATACAGAATGGGAATATGTGCGAACTGGACTTACCTCTTAAGTTCGCACAGAAACTCTATGCAGAGTTTGCCATTCGTCATCCAAATGCTTTCTACTTACGTACAAGGCAAAGAGGTATGCAGAACTGGGACGGCAAGATTCATTATATTAATAAGCATGGTGAATTTAAGATAGGTTTACTTCCTGCAGTATATGAAAAGTGTACTGAGTACGGAATTAAACCTAAAGTTGTAGATATGCGACAACCTTTACCTAAAGTCAGTAAAGTTGTTACGAAGATAGGAGAATATAAATTAAGACCAGAACAAGAGAAGGCTGTTAAAGCGGTAATCAATAACAAAGTAGGTAAGGTACCTTTTCAGATTGGTATTTTAGATTACACCGTTAATGCAGGTAAAACTCTTATCATGTCGTCTCTTTATCTATCCTATAAGAAGCAGTTAAAGACTTTGCTAATAACTAATGACTCTGACTGGTTGAATCAAGCTAGAGATGAATTTAAGAAATACCTACCAGGAGAACAGATTACATTTGTTCAAGGTAAAGTATTAAACTGGAGCAATTTTACCATTGGTATGGTTCAATCTATTTCTCGTAACATGAGATTCTATCAGAATGAATTAGCAAAGGTAGATATGGTTTTGGTAGATGAGGCTGACCAAGCAGGTAGTAAGCAATATCAAAATGTACTTACTCGTTTATTTAATACCAGAGTTCGTATAGGATTATCTGGTACCATTTATATGAGTAAGCTTGCAAAAGACAAAGTAAAGAATATGAATCTTGAAGTATTCTTTGGTAAAGTACTTGCAGAGTTTAAACTTAAGGACTCTATCAAGAAAGGTTATTCAACTCGTACAATCGTAAAGATGGTACCAAGTAAACCTTGGTATGGTAATTGGGAATCAGAAGAAGTATCTTATAAAGAAGTATATGATGATTCTATTACCTTCAATAAATATGCCAGAAAGATGGTTTATGACAGACTTAAATGGAATATTAAACAAGGTAGATATCCTGCACTCGTAGTATGTAAATTTATTGCACACTGTGAGAAATTATGCAAATACTTTAAAAAGAAGCTAGGAAGTAAATATAATATTGCCTGTGTGCATGTAGATACTCCTTCAAAGATAAGACAACAAATAATGAAAGATTTTAGGGAAGGCAAGATTGATATCCTGGTATCAACTACAATCATTGCTCGAGGTAAAAACTTCCCTAAGCTTAGGTATTTACTTAATGCAGCAAGTATGTTATCTAACGAGAAAACTATCCAATTCTTAGGTAGATTAGTTCGAACCGACTCTTCTAAAAAGAAAGCTTATGTAGATGATTTAATGTATCCAGGTAATTACTTATCTAGACATGCTAGAGCTAGAAAAAGGTATTATCAAGTAGAGAAATTAAAAGTAATTTTAGTAAAACGTCCTAAACATAAGTTATGAAAGATAATATATCAGATTTCCCAGGTTACTATGTAACTGTTGATGGTAAAGTATATTCCCGAAAGAATAATCGACACGGTTATCTAAAGGATTATCATTTGTTAAAAACTAAATATACCAAACATGACGGAAGGCCATACGTTACTTTAAGAAATCCAAAATTAGGTATTAGGAGATTAGCTAAGGTACATAGGTTAGTAGCTTTAGCTTATATACCTAACCCAGAGAATAAACCTTGTGTATGTCACAAAGATAATAACCCATTAAATAATCATGTAGATAATTTATATTGGGGTACACAAGCTGAGAATATGTCTCAGATGAGATTAGATAAACGTGATTATCGTAAAGTTTCTATAAGGGCTCATAGAAGGGTTATAAGATTAAAATCTTTAGGATGGTCATCTAGTAGAATTGGGAAACGTTTTAAAGTCAATAGAACCTGTATAAATAGGATATTGAATAAATATGAGGCCTTACTTAAGTAGACTTGTAAGTACTATGAGTAATTACTTTTCTCCGTAGGAGGAAGTAATTAATCTAATAGAGGGATATAGGGCATTATTAATCATTAAATTAAAAGATATGGAATACTTACTACTAATACTAACAGTACTGGGAGTGATAATCGGAATACTTTATCTCTATTCATCTCAGTATGATTACGATGTATATAAATACAAATGTCATCATTGCAAGAAGAAATTCAAGGAAAGCGATATAAAGGATTTAAGAGGTCCTTGGCATACAAAAGATTGGACTTGTCCCAATTGTAATCATCAAAATGTAACAATTAAAAGTTATGATTATTAAATTATATAAGAAACTGGTTAATAAGATAATCGGAGAGGAACTTACTCCTCTCCATGTCTTTAATTGTAGTTCATTAGTATGGGTATCGGATATACAATCTACTCAGGTAATACCCAATGAGTATAAGGTATATTTTGATTTATCTTTCTGTTCAGGACTGCAAGTTAGGGTATTAACTTATACTGACACTCGTTACTCACAACACTTGGGTGATATCAGGAAACTATTTATAAATGCAATTGGACATTCCTACTTACCTCTGTATGAGTCGGAATTGAAGATTGGAGATTCAGTTATAAGACTAACAGAAAAAAGAATAGATGATTAATTATGGCAAAGTATCATTTGTATATAAGAGCAATTCCTGGATATCCTTCTTATTATGCTACAGTTGAAGGAGATATACTTAAAAAGAGAGGTAAGTCTTTTTATAAGCTTACTCCCACTCCAGTTCATAATGGGTATTATACAGTTAAGATAATTCATCGAGTAAAAGTTCATCGATTAATAGCTTTAGCTTTTATACCCAATCCTAATAATTATCCTATTGTATGTCATAAGGATAATAATCCTACAAATAATAAACCAGAGAATCTTTACTGGGGTACTCAATCTCATAACATGCAACAAATGATTAGGGATGGTAGGCAAAGAAAATCCAAGATTGTAAAGTATAAATCACAAGTATTATCTTTACATCATCAGGGGTTTTCCACTCAAGAAATAATAGATTCTTTGGGTATTAGCAAAACCTCAATAAGACGTATAATAACTAATAAGATATGAAAAGAAGTAAGAAACAGGCATTACCAGACCTTACTAAACAAGATATACTTACTCCGATAGACCTAACAAAATTGGGAACTAACGGTGATGTTTGCTTTGGTATTGGGTATGATTTATCCACTAAAGAGTGTAAATTATGCGGAGACTCAGAACTATGTGCGTTCAAGATGTCCCAGAACTTGAACATTACAAGAAAAGAATTAGAACAGAAGAATCAATACAAAGATTTGGATGTATTAGAAGACACGGTTGGTATCAAGAAATACATCCGAGGCTTGATTCGGAAAGGGAAAGACAGAAAAGAAATTATCTCAAAGACAGTTGAGAAATTCGAAGTACCTAAGAAACGTATTAGAGAACTTTATAGAGAATGCAATGGGAAAGGTCAATAAGTTAAGAATGATATGGGCAATGTTTAAGTTATATCTTAACAACCCAAATTATTATGTACGGCAAGATGATGTTCTTGCTGATTTGTTTATGCAGGGTGAATATGACGTAGAAAGGTTCTGTCATTCACTCGGAGTAACTCCTCAACGGGGATTAACCTTTGGACAACTTTTAAAACAATGTAATATATTATGAACAGATTCAGATTTATTAAAGTAAGAGACGTAAAGACTCCATCAAGAGGTAATGCAGGTGATGCAGGTTTGGATTTCTATATCCCAAGAAACTTGGACCCTCAACAATTGATTCAAATCGAGGCAAACCAGTCTCCAAATCATTTTACTCCAGATTTTGTATTGGGGGTAAATACAACTACCAACTTCGTAACTGACATTCAAATCTATCCGGGAGGGAGAATCCTTATTCCATCTGGTATCAAACCACTTATTGAACCTCAAGAGTCTATGCTCATGGCAGCTAATAAGTCTGGGCTTGCTTCTAAAAAAGGTCTTCTGTATACTGCAGAGATTGTAGATTCTCCTTATGTAGGAGAGATTCATATTGGTATAATCAATCTCAGTCGAGTAATACAGACTCTAAAGGTGGATGAGAAAGCAACCCAATTTATTCATGTACCAATCTATCTCACAGAACCCGAGGAGATTCAATCAGAAGAATTTTATTCTGAATCTCAAATGTGGGGAACAAGAGGTGAAGGTGGATTTAATTCAACAGGAAGTAAGTAATGGATATACGTAATATTAAGGAAACAGTACCTACTTTAGAAGTAGGTACGTATTTACAAGCAATGTATTCTCTTTCGTTAGAACAATTAGACGGCTACCGGCAAATAGAAAAGCTACCCGATTATCCGGTTGATATTAATAATCACCAAAATCAAGTAGTTCTTAAGGATTTTATTGCCAGGGTTATCGAAGAACTAATGGAGGGTTATGAATCTACATCCGAGGTAGTAAAGATATGTAAGAAGTGGGGATGGAATATCGAACAACTTACAGAGGATGAATATACTCAAGTACTTAATCATTTACAGAATGCCAATGAAGAACAAGGAGATGCTCTGGGATTCCTATTCACTTTGTTTCACTTTGCAAACATTCTACCAGAAGACATCTTCTCATGGGGAACTTCTTATGTAATTGATTATTCTGATTTTAAGGTAAAAGACTTAAAGGATATAATCACTCTTGGTATGGCAATGGTTACTGAAGGTAGTATAGGTTTAGTTAATCGATTTAGAATGATTGATGAAGACCATGAATCAGTAAAGGATTATACTCCCGGGTTTAATACCTTAAGCGAAGCTTCTCATGAAGAAGAGAAGGTATTATTATTCGATGTAGTATATGAACTGAATATTGCAAGGAATCTTCTTAAGTGTAGACCCTGGAAACAAACCCAAGTAATGACTAAGGAATTAGACTTTCAGTATTCTTTGGTAAAAGCTTTCTATCTATATATGGGATTCTTGGGTATCCAGGGATTTTCAGATGAATCAATCTATAGGTTATTCTTTAAGAAACAAAGACTTAACCTCTGGAGACAAAAAACAAATTACTAATGAGTGGATGGAATAGAAAATTAGAGGGTCTTCAATCTAATACGGAGGAGACCCTCCACTCTTTGGAGTTTGCTACTTCACAAGAGGCATGGGAGAAATTGAACGAGGCTTTCTTAAGGTTAGACCCAGTTCTTTTTGATAAGGGTGCTACTGCAAACAGTGGAGTTGCAGTAGCATACAATGTGTTTATAAAAATACGTAAAGCATGGGTAGACCCAGATTTTGATTACGGCAGGGG